CGATAGGCTATGTCAGTGCGCAAAAGAAATACACCCCGCAGCAAGCAGCGGACTATCTTCGTGACAAGTATGGTGTGAGGGCGCGTTGACATGAGCGACGATTTTTTGTATTTTCCTGGCACATACGGAGAATTTCCGCTTGTTGTCCGGCGCAACGACATTCAGGCCATTCGTGTAGACTACCAGTATAAACAATGGTCGTATGTACATTTATACGGCACAGAAAGACCGTTACGCGTAGGCATGACTGTGAAGGACGCGCTGGATCTTGTTCGCAGTTACGATGCTGCTGACAGTACTGACGCACAGAAAATAGATACCGATATTCCGTTCTGATGTTAGGAAAAGCAATATGAGCGACGATCAGGAAACGGTTACTATCCCCAAACGGCAGTTCAAGAATTTGATCGAAGCACGCGACGAGTTGCGGGCTTTGTACGCCGCTGGTGTGGACAACTGGGAAGGCTACGACGAGGTTATGCGGCAGTTGCACGGCGACGATGACGAGGACGAAGATTGATGTCAGCGTTCCTGACGGCGACGTTCTACATGTTCTGGGGGTTTCTCCTGGGCGTAGCCGCTACGGTGTTGATAGCGCTGAGACACAGTTGTCCTGTAGATATAGAGGAATAGACGGTGGACATACTATTCGATATCGACGGCACGCTGGCCGATACGTCGCATCGTATCCATCATCTGCAAAAGACGCCTAAGGATTGGGATGCGTTTTATGATGATTCGATAGACGACGCAGTGATAGAACCTATCAAAGACATTCTTCGCGCGGCTTACTCGTTTGGTCACGACATTATTTTTTGCACTGGCCGTCCAGAACGGCTGCGAAATACCACGATCAACTGGTTAAGCGCACATGTAACAGCGTATGCAGAGTCTATTACTTTGTGCATGCGCAAGGAAGGCGACCACCGCAACGACGACATCGTGAAGGAAGAAATGTTGGACACGCTGCTGTTGATGGGATACCAGCCCAAGTTGGTGTTTGAAGATCGCAAGCGTGTAGCAGACATGTTTCGCCGCCGCGGTTTGATCGTGGCGCATGTAGCGGAGGGGGATTTCTGATGGTCATTAGCATCGGGCGTGCTGTTGCGCAGGAACTGCACGCTATAGAGATGGTCAAGCGCCGCCGCAGGCAACGGGCGCGTATGGGTAGCATGGTAGGCGTTCTGTATGTGCCACCGCAGAATGGTAAGCGTGAAGTAGCCCGGCGGCTGCGGCAGATCGCGGCAGGTCAGTTGAAAGTAGGATAGAATGAATATAGATGAACGGTTAGACAGACTTGAAAAGGCTTTGAAAGCTGCGCTAGACATACAAGATATGTTTGTAGCGATGTTCCTTAGCCGTAAACTAAAACCTGACGATTTGCTCACTCTGCGCGACCATATTATAAAGACTCAGGAAATTCTTGACACAGGAAAGGTAAACCTATGGCCGACGTTGGTGGAGTAGCCGTGGATCGGCTGCGGTCGTTGATTGACCGGATTGAGCGTTTGGAAGAAGAAAAGCGTTCGATCAGCAGCGATATCAAGGACATCTACGCAGAAGGGAAGGCATCGGGATTCAATCCCAAGGTTCTGCGGCTGGTGATCCGGATGCGCAAGTTGGACAGCGCGGAAGCCGAAGAACAGCAGACGCTGACGGATGTATATATGCGTGCGTTGGGGATGTAATGGTAAAAAATCCTAGACGCGCTGTTGACGGTCCAAAAAAGTTAAAGGCCCGCGCGGCACAGTGGACTGTTGTGGCGGAGCCGTTAACCGAAGACGAATTTAACCGTTGCTGGGATCAACACATGGACGAAACGCTGGAAGCCGCCGCTGTGTTCCTGAAAGCCTGGAAAGGTGAGAAGGAGGCGCGAGGGGTGTACGTGTCGCTGGATGAAGCTGACCGCATGATGCGACATATCTGGCCGGATCTGTCGCAGGAAGATGGCATTAAGGTGCTACAGCGGCTGAACTACAGCGGTGGTCCGGTCAGTAGGGTGTTGCCGTGACCAGAGTGCGATACTGTCCTAAATGCGGCGCTACTAGTGGCAATAACTGGAGCCAGTGTGAGCAACGTTATGCGTCGTGTCCGATGTGGGAGTCGCCATTTTTCGGGAGCGACGAAGAAGATCTATATCAATGTCCGTCTTGTTTTGGTAGCGGCGTTGAAGAATTAGCGGGAGGATACGATACCGTGTTGGAAGTTACGTGTAGTATGTGCGGTGGTGACGGATGGAAGGAAAACCCGTATCGCGAAAAGATAGACACGGAAATCGCGCCATGACAGACGTTAAACTCGTTGAATTTCCAGGCGGAAATCTGAACGACATCCCGCAGTGCATGGAAATTATCGCTCAGGCGCTGCGGGAGGGCTATTATGGAAATGTCGTTCGTGGTGCTGCTGTTCTGATGACGGAGGACGGTAAGATTGAAGTGTTCAGTTGGGGCCGCGCAGACTGGTTGCAGACGGTGGGGCTGTTTGAGTTGGGTAAGAAGGCGCTGACTGGTCCAGGGTATTCGGAGTGGTGACGAGTGTGTTCCCGAGCGGGATCATTTTTCAGGTTGACGGACCGACCGCGTTTTTGTAAACAACAAGAACAACGGGAAGGAGTTGTAGATACACAAGCATACACACTGATGGCGGATAGCTTAATGGGTAGAGCAAACTGCTCATAACAGTTCGGGTATCGGTTCAAGTCCGGTTCCGCCAATAAACATGCCTCCGGCCACTGTATCAGGGAACGCCCAGATATACGCCAGTCCTGAAATAACAGGACCGTTCTGTGGACGCGCAGAAGTGGGGGTTTCCGAACCAAGCCCGTGTAGCACAGTGGCAGTGCAGCACTTTTGTAAAGTGAAGGTCGCAAGTTCAAACCTTGCCGCGGGCATATCTTTTTCTGTAGCGGTTCGCCCTGGGGGTGTGCTGGACTTTGACCCCAGTCTGGTCGGTTCGATTCCAACAACCGCTGAACTTTCCTGTGCGGGTATGGCGGAAAGGTAGACGCTGGGGATTTAAAATCCTTTGCTCTTAGAGCGTGCAAGTTCAAATCTTGTTGCCCGCATTCACATATCGTTTAATATTTCTCGTAGTAGACGTGTAGCTCTTTTGTAGTTGCCGCCCTTTGCCGCCATATGAAGTCTAGACAACGCGGCGTGGATGGTTTTTTCTTCTTTAAGCGCTATTTTCATTTCTTCGTCCGACACTTTGGTTCGTTTGTTTCGCCCTCGCCATGTCGGTGTCATACTGTGACAATTAGGACACAAAGCGTGTATATTGTGCCTAGTGTTATTTTTGTTATTCCCGTCTATGTGTTCTAATTCTAATATGATAGGTTTGTTCATCCAAACTCTAATAGAACACGCGGCGCACGCAAAATTTTGTTCTTCCATAACACGTAAACGAACAGCGGCGGGTGATAGGTTTTGTATGTCGTCCGTATGCCGCTTGTAGTAACTGTTTGCGTTTTGACGCGCTCTACGGGTTTGAGTGGTTCCTGTAGTTATTCCGTTTTCGCTCTGACTTACCCTGTAAGATATTTGATCCGCTAAAGGCAAAGAAGCCCACCATATTGACGAACCTGGATGTTTTTTCATATAAATTTTAACAACATGTAGTTAAGATATATGTTGTCTTATCACCTACTACCTGCTAATGTCAATACATGAATGTGAAGACGCGTAGTTCAGTGGCAGAACGCAGCCTTTACACGGCTGATGTCGTCGGTTCGACCCCGGCCGCGTCTATACCCCCTATCCTGCGCCCGCTGGGAACGGCATGAGTGTTCTAAACTCGTAACGGTGTGTTCGATTCACACGCGCAGGTTAAAACGTTGAAACAGCCACGCCAACCGACTACTATGGAGTTGCTGCGCGCGGGACTGGACTTCCTTGATCCTGCCACCAAGGAAGATTTTGCGTCGTGGCTTTACTGGTCTAGCGAACTTCAAGCCTGACAAAAGAAAACCCCCGGCTCTGGCAAACCGGGGGCTGTCGGGATTCGGTGAAGGAGCAAGCCGCCCTTCCCGACTAGGGCTGACCCCTATCTAGGCTACCAGCAGCGGCTTGTCAACATTATCCTCAAGGAAAATCTGATCGCCGCGGATCGGCCCATACTTCTCGTGGCTGAACCACATGGTCTGGCTGGGCGGTGTAGCTACGAACCGCATCTGACGCCCGTATTCGCTGTACCCGATCAGACTGTTATTCACAATCAATCCGCTGCCTGGAAGCCAGATGCTTTGGTGGAAGTGTCCCAGCACCAAGACATCAAAGTCTCGGCCCAGGGAGGCGTTTGCACGGCCTGCCTTCAACCTGCCGCGCATCATCGGGCCGATGGACCCGATCAGCCCGTCACCGCCCTTCACGCCTAGTTCATGGCCGTGCATAATCAGGTAGCGCGTACCGGCGACGTTCAACACCACGTCGCCTTCTGCGGGCACGATGAACGACATGCGAGTATCAGACAGGAAGAAGTCCTGCAGCGCTCCGTAGATCAGCCAATCAAACGCCTGATAGGCTCCCAGTTTGGCAGGAGGACGCTTCATGAGGCGCCCGTGGTTGCCGGGCACACAGACTACCGTCAGGCGTTTGAAGGCGTCAGCCATGCGCTGTAGTGCCCCCCACAACATCTGAATCGCGTAGCGTGCCGCTTGTAGCGGTGTGCAGCAATCCGTCGCTACCAGTTCTTCGTGCAACCAACCGCTGACGAAATCCCCACCGAGGATCACTACGGCGTATTCGTAGTCAGGATGCGTGACGTGTGTAGTGGCAAGGTCGATGGACTTGTTGACCAGCCGCTCTACACGCCGCTTGGCGATTTCAATGTTGAACTCGTTGTATCCGTATACCTGTTCAGGATCTACGAATTCTCCCACGTGCCAATCGCTCCACAGAAACATCGGCACTCCTGGTGAACCGCCGCTGTGAACTACCGGCGGCAGGACAATAGGGTGGACTGGCCCTTCCTTGATACCAAGGATCGTCTTGTTGACGTGTCGCTCGGTCGCAAGAGCCTTTTCGGTTTCGTCCAAGCGCCGCTTCAGATCATTGTTGGCCGAACGCAGCGACGTGATTTCGACGCGTTCGTTCAAGGAAGGAGGCGGCGTCTTCGGAGTGTCGGGAGGGGGAGTAGGAGGCTTGGCCTTGTTCAGTCGGGCACGCAAGTCGTCAAGTGTCAGGGGAGCCGCTGCGGGCATGAGAGATTGATCCTGTTGTGGATAAGTCTGTGCATAGCACCGTTCCTGCGGACAAATCAAGCGAGAGTTACTTGAAATTTGTCCAGAACCAATACGAATACGCAAGGATAGCGAGTAGGCCGCACAGAGCGGCGAACAAGATAAGGTCAGTCACATAAGGCTTCTTTTCTACTAGTATACGCCTTAGCGTATATCTATCAAATATACGCTAAGGCGCATAAAACTACAGTTCGTCCCCGGCCCACACGCCAAGAACAGCGGCTGAATCCTGCTTGCTGACCGGCTCCATGCCGTATTGAGTCGGGTCGGGCACCAGTTCAGGCCGGATCACGCTGCGCACGTGGACGTAGACATAACCGTCCTGCACCGCTCCCAGGAATGCCGCGGTGTCAGCATCTGTCGGTTCCGCGTGTTCATCCAGCGGACCGCCCAGCATGTTCAGCGGTCGGTTGCCCAACATCAGGTTCGCGTTCCGCAGCGCGTCCATCACGGACAGCGCCTTGACAAGACCCGACAGCGGGAACCGATAACGGTAGTCAAAATATTCAGACATGTTCTATACCTTTCTTACCAAACAAAACGCCCTCGATATCCGGCGGCTGCCAGCCATCAGGCTTCAGGATCTTGCCGTCTTCACGTCGCTTCACAAGGCCCGTCACAGGGTCCACCTTGGCCATGTTGGACCGCTGCACTTCGTCCCACACGCGGTCCAAGGGAATGCCATATTCAAGTGCTGTGCCTACGTGTACGTAAATTGAATCAGCCAATTCTTTCGCTATAGCCGCTAGGTCATTCCCCAAAAGCGCTTCTTGCACTTCCTTGTGTTCTTCGCTAATCAGCGTAGCACGAAGTTTCACGCGTTCTGGTGAAGGCACCTTGGGCGTTGGACAAACCGGCACCCCTGTAGCCATATGAAAATCTGTAACGTCGTCAAGCAACTTTTTCATCGGTTGATATCCATCTCAATCGGGCACACGCCGCCCTCGCACATCAGTTGTTCGTCGTCGTAGGCTTCCTTGGCAACCGGATTAATGACCGCCATGTAGGCTTCATATTCATCCTTGGTGATCGGCTGTTCGGGAACGTAGCCGTAGATACGTTCAGACTCACGCCAGTCGGACTGTGGCATGACCGAACAGCAGCGGACCTGGGGCTGCCATTCAAGGATCATGTCCATGAAATCTTGATATGACGTGGTTTTGGAATCGTACTTCAATGTGTAGCTGACTTGGTTGTTCCGACCGTTTTCGCCCAGCCAGAAATGTTCCAGCAACCGCAGCCACTTGAAGTTCTGTTCAGGCGTTGTTTCGTCGGCCGTAACTACCTTATCGCCCATCAAATCAACGATAGGCTGCTTGGTGGGAAATCCAATAGCGACATGTCCACTGTAGCGATGCGATATGTCCTTGAACGGGTAGCCCCGAGCGGTCAAGGTATCAATGTCAGCGTCTCCGATCTTGAACTGGACCCACCGCAGATAGTGCTTCAGTGCCGGAAGATGGGCACCTTCCGTTACGTTCATGACCTTTGATACAGTGCCGCTCGGCTTGATAGTCGTGACCGTGTGCGGCGATACCATCCCAAACCTGTCAGCGGTGACGGTGGCGCTGTTCTCCGCTTCCCGCTGCATGTGATGAAGACCCCACCAGAACAGATGTGCCTTGTGCTGCACAGCGGCCGGGGTTCCCATAACGTCGTAATATCCGATAAGGTCCCAAAACGTAAGACCGTAAAGGTTCCAGGCGAACTCGTGGATGCCTGTCAAGCTTACTCCGATACGGTTGGTCCGTTCTACCTCAGCGGCGTATTCACAACGCATACGATTGACACGCACAAGGAACTTGGACATCAGGCTAACTGCGTCAAGTGCTTGCTTCATGTGTGTAACACGTGCAAGATTGACATCACCGATAACGCAGTATCCTCCGTAGTTGCTCAAAACTATTTCGCCGCACTGTCCGGTTGTAATTCCTATAGCAGTTGTTATTTTGTGTGTTCCGTACACAGTGCAACAGTATACTTCCGCGTCTATTCCGTCTGTATCTACAGACGCGACTGTAAACGGTGTCTCAGCAATATGAGGCGCCGTAAGCAGCACAGAACCAGGAACCAAATCAGCGGCGGTTAGTTTAGTATTATCCGCGAGGTACATAGTATGGGCGGGTGTAACGCGCAAAACATCACCGCTAGTCAACGTGATCTTCAACATCGGCTGATCGGTCCCCGTAACACGGAAATTATTCACCGTGCGCCAGTTAGTGCCGTCCCATACGTTAACTTCTTTTCCTACCAAGTCCTTGATAGGAAACGCACCCTTGTCGGTCACAATAAGAGTATCAGCCGCAAAGCAAGGATTAGTGATAAACGGATAACTAACCTGCTTCACATGCGCTAATACGTTATCGATCATTTCCTTTGTCTTGTGGTGTAAGTCTGTATATACGTTTTCATTGATAAGAGTTGCGCCGGTTATCTTATCCATGCCGTTCGTGTTCAGGTTCAACATGTCTACGTTGATGATACCGGGTTCGCCAGAGGCGTCCCAATAAGCCGCACCTACGATAGCCTCAAATACACGGCGTCCGTGTGACGGACGCGGCTCACGTGCTGCTTCCCAAAACTCTTTGTCAGCAAGGATAGAATTGTTGGCGGACCATAGAAAACCGCCGCGCTTGATGTCAATGAACTCGATAACGTCTCGGTCACGCCAGTTCTTCGTAGCCATTCTGGCAGCGCGACGTGCGCCGCCCCACGCAATCGCGCTTGCAATATAGTGATCGATGAACAACGCCTGCTTCCACGGCTTCATGCCGACGCCCTTGACAGACGCTACTTGATTGACCGCCTTCATGAACGCCAGCGGTCCCGACGCAGGGCGCCCTTGCAGGCCCATGATAGGAGCGCCTTCCGGCCGCACCTGGGAGAAGTCAAACACAAACAACTTGTTCTTGTGCTTCTCTTGCCAAGCGGCTGTTTCAAGGATTTCAACGACCTTCGACCAGCCTTCGCGAGAATCTTCAACGACAAACCAGCGTGTGTTTTCTGACGAAGAATCATACTTATGTCGCGCGTCCCGCAACGACTCTACCCAGCCGTACATGCCTGTCTTATGAAAATCTGGATGGCTTTCATCCAGCACCAGCCGCACGTCTGGCATATTGTCCCAGTTTACACGGCATGTCTCTGCGCTGTAGTCGCGACCCACACCAGATCCCCGCAGCAGCAGTCGCATAAGCATGAAACTGAATGCCGCTGTGCTGCAGTTAGTGTGCAACTCCATGATCTTGCCGGGCTGGTCGGTATCGCCATGCTGGATATGCCGCCCCGCGGTAGGCATAATACCCGCCACCGCCAAAGCAGTCGTATTCTGGAAATCGTTAAACAGCGCTACCTGTTTTTCGGACCAGTCCGCGTGTGCTGCGCTGTTTGTCTCCATTTCAGGAAGCCACGCAGGGTCCAACATAAAATTCCCCAGCACGACTTCACGCATTCGTTCTTCATACGACTGCATCGTGCCGTCAGCCTTGCGACGGCTGTACTTGTTTTCAAAAACGCTTCGCGCCATGCCATCAGGCACCACATAAGCAGGCAGGTTCACGGGTACGTTAACGTCCATTCTGTTTCCCTTTAGAACTTGTAGTTTTCAATCAAATGGAAATACACACGCGCACAAGCGTTTACATCGTGGAACGCGTCGTGAGCGCCTTGCAGTTCTTCACCAAAGAAGTGCCGCACACATTCTTCCAACTTGGGGGACTTCGGACTGTGTATACCGACCGCTTTCATGCGTTCGGTCGGCGGCAAATTCAAAATGGGAGAAGACATCTGCATGGTACACGCCGTAGGTTTCAGACAAATGTCGTCAACATCCGAGCGCGACATGCCATATCGTAGCATAGCCGTGCGCAGGATTTGAAGGTCAAACTGGATGTTGTGCGCGACAGTCAGGACAGAGTTATTGTGCATTGACACGAATTTTTGCACTACATCTTGTTCTGGTACGCCCCGTGCCACGGCCAGAGCGTGGCTGATACCGTGCAAGGCTGTCGTCTCCGGAGGCACAAACCAGCCGCTGGGTTTGACGATGGCGTTGATGGAATCGACCGCTTCGCGTGTATCACGATTGATGACGGTAGCGGCTATCTGCACGATATGTGGCTGGCGTGGGTCGTCCGAGGGCGTGCCTTTCAGCGGCAATCCCGTTGTCTCTACGTCGAATACGAGTATATTGTTATTCACTTGAGTTTTTTCTTTCGTCTGTCCTGCGTTTGTAATGTCTTGCTCTGCGTCTCTTTAGTGTTCTGTCCAATGCCGCTAGTTGTTCTTCTATCGACATCTTGGCGTCGCGTTTCTTCTGTGCTTTTTCCATTTCGACATATGCCTGGACGATATCGCGCCACGGTCCTTTCTTTTTGCCGCCGTGGATCTGATACCAAGCCGTGTAGTCTTCTTCCACCCAGCATTTGTCTATGATGTCGTCAACAGGCGGTCTGCCGTTAGGATTGCGTGGGTACATCCGAAAATATCCCCGATGTCTCGTAGGCGTGTAGGGTCTGGTAATAGAACCGATGCAGGAAGGGCAGGTTGAAGGGGTCTCTGTTGTTCGCAAACATCTTCCACGCCCATACTGCACGCCCTGTGCGACCGTTGCCGTCCATAAACGGATGCAGATGTTCAAACTCGACATGACAACGCCACGGGTCCGTTATTTCCAGCACAACGGCTGTCATTTTGCGGATGTCTTTGCCACCCTTTGGTGCGATCTGCTGGCCGACGCGCACGTTCATGCCTTCGCGCGACCGCATCGGACATCCCGGAGCGTACGCTTGCTGCAGTTTACAAACTGAATTGATCGCTAACGCGTGGCTAAGGAATTTGGTAGTGGCTTGCAGTTCTTCGTGTGTTGGGTCACGATAGATACCTTCGATTTCCAGACTGCCTTTAACAAAAGCCGCCATAGCGTGAGGCATGATAGGAAAAACGAACGCGTCGATTACCGCTTTGTCAAGCATCTACAGTCTCCGGAAAATGTTCGTTCTGGTAGTTGCGTAGCCACACAGCGGCGTTTGCCGCTTCTGTCTTCCATCTAGGTAAACACTCGTTCCACGCATCTAAGTTACGCTTCCAATTACCGTTTGGTGTTGGGTTGTAGTTGTCCAAATGCTGCATTGCCGCTACGATTGAACCGTTCGTTGCAGCAAAAGCGGCGTTAATTTTATACGCTTCGTGTTTGCCTAGTCCTTTTATCGTATCTATGCCGAGATATTCTTCAGCTAGACATTTAGAACATGTGCAAGGAACACAGGTGCAATCGCCTTCGTGAGATTCCTTCGTAAGCGCTTCAATGTAGGATGACGCAATTTCTTTTACCCGGCGTTCAATACGATCGTCACCTTCGATTAGTGGAAGGTTTAAACGTTCAATAGCAGCGTCGATATCTCGTTTGTCGTGTAACTTTACGTACGCCCCGTAAAGTCTATCTTTTAGACATTCTATTTGTGTATGTAGTTCAAGAATTTGAATATCTTTATCATCCAGTTCAACAACCGTAACCAACGGATTTTGTGCCCAGCGAATTATCATGACTTCATGTTCTCCATTCGTTGCCGAATATCGGCACAATACGGTTCACCCATTTCAACACCCATAACGTCAAACCCTTGCTCCACAGCGGCTTGGAGCGTGGTGCCTGACCCCGCGAACGGTTCCAGAATTAAACCGCCGGGCGGGCAGATAAGACGCGTCAACCACCGCATCAGGGACAGCGGCTTGACGGTAGGATGACCAGATCCGGCGCGGTCGGCTTTGGATGCTTTGGCGCTGTAGTGGAAGCGTGTGTCGTCGTCCGTGAAACCGAGCGCGGAGAAGTAGCGGGCTGCCGTGCCGCTGTCTGAAAAACCGGACGTTTCGTGTGGTTTGTCGGCACCTTTCGCGCGTGAACCAGGGCGTTCGTTGTTATGGCGTGTTCCGGCGTTTGAGGTTGTGGTTCCGTAATTTCCGAACGCTGCGATAACCTCTGGCGAACCGTCGTGCAGTAGGTTGGCGGGCCAACGTCCGTCTTGGTCGGAATCTGTAGACTCCACTGATACCCGACAACCGTCAATATTTATAGCGCCCGTTCTGTGCGCCAGCACATTAGCCGCAACAGTTCCATCCAGCGGTTTGCGGGCGAGGATGATCGGCTCAAAAGAAGGCTTTAACGCTGTGCCCCATCCTTCCCATGCAGCGGTTGTTTCGTCACCTTTCTTTGAAAGACCTTTACTAACACTGTGAGATTTCGGGAATCCTGTTCCATATATCCACATCAAAGTATCACGGATTTCAAATCCGGCGTCTTCAATAGCAACCGCCATCCGGTGAAACGTTCGTGTTCCGCCAAACGCTGCTATATGCGCACCCGGCTTCATAGCGTCGTACATGACACGCCATGTTTCGGGATCAAAAGCAACTCCGGTTCCATCCCATTGCTGACCCATGAATCCCTTGGATGCGCGTCCATAAACACCTGTAGCGCCATTGCTCTTGGCAGCGGCTGAACCTTCCTTTCCGAAACGCTTTACGATGCTGACAAGATCATACGGAGGGTCCGTTATGATAGCGTCGAACAACACACCTTCGGACGCCCACCGAGTCACTACTTCCCGGCAGTCGCCTTGTTCAAGATGCCATGTTCCTTTCACGGGCGCGGAAACCCGTGCGGATTACCGCACACACTGCATTCAACGGTTGCCGGAATACCGAACAGATCGTCGGAAACTTCCCAGCCGCTGCCGTTGCAGATCGGGCACTCGGTCCCGGTCTCGTCTTCGATTTCCTTCAGGCGACGACGGATAAATTCAAAGTCGTCTGCTGCGTAGTCACTCATTTGTATTCTTCTCCAAAAGTCTTTCTGATCGCGGTCAACACACCGCGGACCATGTGGTATTCGTCATAGGGAACGTTAAACACATCTACCGCCGCTACACCCATACTAGACAGGTCCAGACGCGTGCGGGTGTCGCCATTGAAGCTGGTGCCGTGTCTGTCGATACGCGCCAGCAATACGTTTTCTTCGCCCAGGCGCTCCACAACAGCGGCTGGTTCATCCGTATATCCGGCGTCCGGCACAACGACGATATCGACGCCATATTGCTCAGCGACGCGCAGAAACATCCGGCCAAAGAACTCCTTGCCGTGTTTTTCTTTCAGTGTGTCTGTCCAAAGTATATACGCCTGCCGCGGCGACAAACCCATGAACAAAGGGTTGGACGTATCTTTGATACCGTCAAAGGCTTCCGGATCGGTATCAGCCGCAAGCCCGTAGATAGCATGGACCATGCGTTTAAGGTGCAGCGTAAAACCCAAAATCGCACACCGCTGCGGGGTGAAGTGCGCTTGCAGCAACTGCGCGCAGGTTGACTTGCCGCTGCGGGGTGGTCCGTTCAGAAGGATGATTTTCATTCATACCCCCGCTTTATAATTTCAAGTTTTAGTTTTATAAGTTCGTCTACGCTAACCCGAAAAACGTCATTAAGCGGATCGCCTATCGCTATCTCACAGTGTTGTTTATCTGGGTCAACACTAAGGACGTTTATTATAGTGCCGTTCGGTATGGTTATTTTTTCCGGCTTATTCACAGATAGTCGTCCTCCACACATTCGTTAGCAAACGTCTTGCGGAATTGTCTAAATCCGAAATAATTACCATGCTGATGTGTATACATCATGCAACTATCAGCAATAGCTACGTGTTCCAGCGGGCTTGCGTGCATAGGCGATCCTTCCGTAAGCGTTTTGCCGAGTGCGTAGTCCTTACCTGGATCGCGTGTTCGTACGCCGTCCAGTGTGTAACTGCCGCCAGCACACCGAGCGGCGCAAATCATCATCAAGGCGTTATTATGTTCAGTGCGACGCATGTTATTCAAAACCCACACAAGATCCGTATCATCCTCACTAAGACACGGAAGGTGTAGATTCCCATCAGCGACTAGCTGCGATTCGCTGCTGTGGATCGCGCTCCACATACTGTTCGCCAGTTCCTGAAACACCGGGTCAGCGGCTGGGTGCCGCCGTAGCGCGAAGAAATTGGCCCATGACGTGCCGCTGACGATGACGTTGACATGGGCGTAAGGTTCCAGAATGCGGTTGACTTGTTGCTTGCTGACTTCCTGCGCGGCCAGGATACGGGCTTCGGTCAGCGCGGCTTCCATGGCGCGCATATATGAATCGTACGCGATGACGCGTCCTGCGCCTTTCAGTTCCTCACCCGCCACCATACCGCGGCCAGCGGTCTTCAGCCACACGAACGGCACATAGGGATCGTCTTCAACAGATGATATCAGTTTATGAACCGATATGGCGCGGCTGGAAGATACGGAAAACGAGAAACATCTGTGACGAAGATGCTCAGCATGGATTATGCGAGGGTAATAGGCGTTCATGGTTATCAGCGGAACGCCTACATGGTTTTTGCTGTGCAGAATAACGGAAGAACGTATTGTCAAGACACAAACACCTTTCCTTCTCTGAATGGAAGTCGTTCGCCGTTTGTGTCCAGACACTTTGCGTCTGGATTGGCGATACGCCGCACACCTATTTCGTGGTATTCGCTGTTAAGGTCGATACCGATAGCATCGCGTCCTAATCTGACAGCACACAGCGCTGTCGTTCCGGCTCCTGAAAACGGGTCCAGCACCAAAGCGGGCACTACGTCAGTGCAATCGCAAGCGCAAGTCTTTTCCCAACCGACCGTTTCCTTCTTGCGCATACCCGCCAGAATACGGGCTTTGGTAGCGGAAGCGTCCTGGGCTTGCGCGGAGGCGTAGTCTTTCTGCGATACACCATCATAACCACCGCTGCTGTCAGCCCCGCACGCGGCCATATGTTCTGCATCCGGTTCACCTAGGGCGATGATACGCTTATACGGCGCCCCGCACACCCCGCAGCAGCCGTATTCTGACGTAGCTGCTTGGACACAGCGACTAGCAAGACGGGTTGGGAAAGCGGCGAAGTGTGCGTCTCGCAGCGGTTCAGGGTTGATGTGCCAGTGGTTGCGGAGTTGTCTGGTTGGATTAGCCGCAAAGTTTTCCAGGGTCTTTCGCGCGCTTCGGTTGCTGTTAGTGCCGTTTCCGTAATCCTTCTCGCCACCTTTTTGATTTTTGAAGTTGGGTTGCGTTATCCGTTTTAGGGAAGATTCAGCGGGGGACTCAGCAACAGCAAACCCGTCATAGAAATATCGCGTCGTCTTGGTCAGCATGAATATGCTTTCGTGCGCGCTGCTAGGTCGGTCTTTCACACTTTCCGGCATAACCGAACCCTTGGTCCACGCGATGTTGGACCGAAGATACCAACCGTCCGCGCGTAAAGCGATGGCGACAGCGGCTGGTATCATTAGCAGGTCTTTTTCTTTGGCTTCTCCGAATGATCTATCGGCGGCTGTTTGAGCATCCGTATAGGAATCTCCGTAGAACGCGCTGTTCTTACCACTAGGGCCGCTACCACCTTTTGATGGATTACGCGCGTACGAATCGCCTATGTTCAACCAAAACGACCCGTCGCTGCGTAACACACGTCGCACTTCACGAAACACACTAACTAGACGCGCGATATATTCGTCGGGTGTGGGTTCTAAACCTATTTCCGCCGGTTCAAAATAGCGCAGCAAGTTACAAGGAATATCACGTTTTAAGAATAAATTCGCGGTTTGTGTTAGCGCGAGAGTGGACAAAGCGGTGGCATTTTTCACACAACAACACGAGGTTTGACGGATCGGCTCGTGTTTCAACGTTGGCGAAACTAATAATGTGGTGGATGTGGTAAGACAAGTCTGGCTGATCTTTTTTGTGCAGCCCGCATCTACGACATCTGGCGTCGTCGCGTTTCCAGACCGTCGAACACGCTTGTTTCCACTCGTAACTTGCGTAAAACGCTTGCCTTTCGGCGGTAACTCCACCAAGCCATCGGTGGTTAAGTTCTCCGCGTTTGTTCCACATGGGGTTGTTCTGTCCGCTAAGTCCCCATTTTTTAGTACTTCGCGCCTCGGAAATTGATCTGCGAGGAATGTCGTACTTCCGCAACCAAAATAAAATAGCTTCTCCGGTTGTACCAAATTCTGCTGCGATGTCTCCCGAACTTCGCCCCAAGTCTGTGTAGTTGTAGATAAGCCATTCTCTATCGCGGAATGCTTGGTGCTTCCGCCAGTGATACCCTGCGGCAAACTGACCGTTTGATTTACGCACGAACTACCATTTATTTCATTTGTATTACTATAAACAGGCATTATACCATACGCAGTTAATTTTTCAATAACCGCCGCTGAAACGTTGTCGGGTATATTCAATTTTAACCGAACTACGCCGGGTAAATATGACCGCAACCCGAAATAAGGAGGGGAAGTCACACAACAATGCACACTTTCATCAGGAAGATTGCGGAGTTGGTCTAAAGCATCTCCGGTAAGGAGCGTGACACTCGGCACCAAATTATACTCTCCCCACCTGAACACCAGCAGCGGTTGCTTGCTGGATCATGTTTTCTGTGCCCCTTCCGCCTGGAAACGCGATAACAATATCGGGTTTGCCTTCGTCCAACATTTGCTTGTTGCGAATAGGACCAGCAGCGTTGTCGTGCGTGTTCCACTGTGCGCGATAAGGTTCTACTCGCACATTGCGATTATGCGCCCAGTCGCTGGCTAAAGTATCCGCGCCACGCGCGGCGCCGTGGATAACAGTGTCTATGTTATACAACGAATGATATTCGTCTAACACAGCCCATACGTGTTGCCAGTCACTGTAGTCTCTGCCGCCGCACACCAACACGCGCATTACTTCTGCACCGCCACCATAAAAATGTTTTGCGATTTCAGATTATTAACCATAGCGCGCCCCTTGTCAGCGAGTGTCAACCACCGTTCGCGCATCGTGTAGGACGTGTCATCGGTGACACGGCCTTCGGCTACTCGGATGACGGCGCTCATGTCATCTAACAAATCGGTAATGTTGCTGTTAGCGTCCACCAGGGCCATCAGGACGAAGCCCTTGGGCAAATGTTCGCAACCCCGCAGCGTGTGGCTGATGCGCTTGACGACGGTCCGGCCGCTGTAGGCGTCGTCTACCCACTCCCGCAACCGCAGCGTGTCACCCACGGCATACGGACGATCATCCAGACGCAATTCAAAAGTCTTAGTGCCGTTCATCAGGTCCGCAAAGCCGTCCGGCAGGCTTTTCAGGTCGTGTTCCATAGTGGTTGCCATTTCCGTAAAAACTGTATATGGAGGGAACGCGCCCGTCTGCCGGGGCCGAGCGGAAACGCGCGAACCGTTTCTACCGTAGCCCAGCGGCGGTTGCCAACCGTTTTATTTTGATTGTGATTGATGACCGACGACGATCCGAGGGTAGTAGAAGTGCCGATGCGTCCTGTGAAGGTGAAGGCGTTGTGTCCTCATTGCCGCGAAGGCGAGTTGGAATATTCGGAAGGCGCTGTGGTTAATATCAATTTTCCCATGTTTCCGCATAAGTGTAATGCTTGCGGACACGAACAGCATGTTGCTGGGAAAAAATTCCCCTATTTGGAATTCAAAAGTTTAGATTAGTATATGATATCATTTAGTATTCCAGGACAACCCCGCGGTAAGCAGCGTCCTCGTATCGGTAAAGTGGCTGGGCACGCTGTAGCGTTTACGCCCCAACAGACCAGAACGGAGGAAGGGGCCGTCCGCATGTTTGCGGCCGCTGCCATGGCCGGTAGACCGCCACTGGAAGGGCCTTTGAAGTTTCAACTGACCGCCCACATGCCTATTCCTGTGTCGTGGAGCGCCAAGAAACGCCAAGCGGCTATGGATAGTTGGCAACGTCCTACATCAAAGCCGGATCTGGACAATATCATCAAACTTGTAAAAGACGCTATTAACTGCATTGTGTGGCGTGATGATGCTCAAGTTGTCCGTATTGAAGCAGACAAGTTTTACAGCGACACACCCCGCGTTGACGTAACAGTAATCCCTCTGGAACCCGTGCAATGATTGCAGGACACTTGTTCTCGGAAACACCTAACGGACGTGTATGTTCGTGTGGCGCGCGTTGGGTTGATGTTCTTCTTGCGCGTCGGGAAGATGTTGGACAGCCAGGGTTTGCGCATACAGGATATCTAACCGATCATGAGTATGCGCAGATCGAAGAAGCGCGCGAACGTCTGTACGCCACTATCTTTTGAAATACAAACTGATGCCGCATCAGGAAATCGGCGCGGATTTCCTGGCAGAACGTCGTGTTGCGCTGCTGCTTGACGAACCGGGTGTCGGTAAGTCAGGCCAAGCCATAGCGGCTGCTGACCGCATCAAAGCCGAGCGCGTCCTTATCTTATCGCCAGCGCTGGTGCGAAATCACTGGGCGAACACCGCCGAACAGCAGCAGGATATAGAGCGCCCCGTGGTAGTCATAGCGTCGCCACAGGATGTTATACCGGCCAAGGGTCCATGCGTATGTATCGTGTCTCACGCCGCTCTTGTGCAAAAGCGCAGGGCCTACGAACTGTTTGGTGTTGATCCGTTTGACACGATCATAGTTGATGAATCGGCCGAGTTTCGTCGTTTTGAAGCGCAGCGAACTGGCGTGCTGCTGGCGGATCAGGGCCTATGGACACGTGCGAATCATATCTGGTTTCTGACCGGCACGCCTATTGTCAATTCAGCGGCTGACTTGTACCCTATATCTTATGGGCCGTTGCGGCGGTTTTACGGGGACGCCCCTACATGGTTCGACTTCGTAAGGCGCTTTGCGGAATTGCGTCCCGATGGTCGTGAAGGCTGGAAGGCGTCGGGTGTGAAAAACCCGGAAGAACTAGCCGCTGTGTTTCGACCTTTCTGCCTGCGGCGTACACTTCAATCGGCCGGTATCGACCTTCCGCCGCTGACTATACAAAACAAGCCGGTTTATATAGACGATAGCGTATACGACGAAATAGCGCCGGTTCTTGAAAAATGGACACCGCAGCAAGTGTCGGATATGCTGGAAACGCAAGACGAAATACGTGACAACGAAATGTCGCGCGTGCGTCGCATACTAGGTGTGGCCAAATCAGCGGCTGTCACTCAGCACGTCATGGAAACCGCAAAACCCTCAGTCATTTTCTTCCAACATACAAGTGTCAGGGACCTGATCGGGCAGTCACTAGCCGATCAAGGGCGGCGGGTGTCCTATATTGACGGCAGCAGCACGCGAAAGCAGTTGACAGCCGCTGTGGATTGGTTCCAAAAGGGCGCTCTTGACGCGCTGCTGGTGCAGACGCAGGCAGGTGGGATGGGTTTGACGCTGACACGATCACAGAACGCCATCGTCGCCGAACAACCGTGGACAGCTACCGCTTTGTTTCAGGCTATCAAACGAGTTCACCGTATCACCCAGGAAAAACCTGTAACGGCCGATGTGTTGCAGGCTTCTGGTTGCTGGTTGGATGAAATAATGGCTACGGTCATCCAACGTAAACATGTAGCCGCTCAATCGTTTCTTGATCTTCTAACAGCCACGCACTGACTTAGGATATACAATGCGCGTAACAATCAAGTTTGATACACTCGAAACCGAATATCCCAATCTTGTTTCCGAAGCCGCCAAGAGCCTGATGCTGGCTTCGCGCGGTATTGTCACGGACCGTGTGACGACACCCGCTACCGAAACGCTTCCGGACGAAACTGACACGGACGATACCGGCGACGAACCGGAAATCCGCACAGCCCCTGCATCGGATGCCGCTGTTGTGACACCCGTGAAGAAGCGCGGACGCCCCAGCAACGCCAAGAAGGTAGCGGAAACGGCTCCTGCACCGGAAGCAGAGACGACAGCGCCCGAGACGACACCAGACGTAGCGATAGGTTACGGTATCGCGGAAAACACGCTTATGTCTTCCGCGTCGTTCCAGCAGTCGGTCGCATCCGCGCCCCCGCCGATGTTCCAGCCTAGCACAACCAACACGATGCCGTCGTTCCCGGCGCCGGGTGCTGCTACTGTCGCGCCGACGCCTGTGTTTACGCCGCCGGTCGCACAGTCGCAGGTTCAGCCCGCAGCGATGCCCCCTGTTACGTCCACAGCAGCGGAGACGGACCGTACTTTTACGGTAGAGGATCTACGCGCGGTTATTGCTGAGGCAAACAAAGCCAAGACAGGTTTTGCGTTTCAGATCATGCGGCGTCGTCAGTGGCAGGATGGCACGGAGAAAGCGCCTTGGACGCTGCTGGAACAGGTTCCGGCCGAACACCGCGAACGGCTTGCGATGGAAATCCTGGCTGAGTTGCAGCTTTGACGCCAGAGCGTTTGGAGCGGTTTAACCGCTACGTAGCAGCGGCTGACGGAGAGGCGTTGTTTCGCCCTTCGTCGGCGTCGCGCTGGCTGAACTGTCCAGGTTCGGTCAGTCTTGCATCAACTCTGCCGCGGGATCGCACCAGTTCGTCGTTTGCCAAGGAAGGCACGGCGGCGCATCTGGTGTTCAACGAAGCATTGTCAGAAATCCGCATGCCGGAAGAATGGACAGGTCGGCGCATCAAGATTGACGAGAAGACAGGCGAAGATTGGCTTGTCGATGCGGAGATGGAGGAAGCCGTCAAGTTTGCTGTTAGCGTCGTTGAAGACAAGATTACTCACAGCACCGAAAAGCACCTTGAATATTTTTTGTCCCTAGCGCCGCTTGATCCGTCCGATATTGTTCTGCAGCAAAACCGCGGAACGGCGGACGTGGCGTTGGTGGACAAGAAGGCGCGCAAACTGACCATCATGGACTTGAAGTACGGTCAGGGCGTACGCGTCGAAGGTGATTCACCGCAGTTGCTCGACTACGCGCTGATGGGACTGGTCACATTTGGCGTAGATGGTGGTTGGGAAGAAGTGGAATCGGTCGTCATCCAACCGCGCTCACGCGACGAGAATGACCGCGTTCGTAGCCACATCTTTCATCCTGACGATTTGCTGATTGATTTTGCCGGTAAGGTTGTATCGGCATTTGACGCGGCACTTGATGAAAACCCGTCGCTGTCGGTAGATCCTACCGGCAAGTGGTGCCGTTGGTGTCCCGCCAAATCTATCTGTCCCGCGTTACAGGCGTCAGGTATGGCGGTTGTTGGTGCCAGTCGCGGTGGGATGGTATCGGCTGCGTTGAAGGCCACAAGTCCGATGCCACCTATCCCCAAGGAAGCGCCCGTGTTGGTTGAACCATCCTTGATGGGCGTTGAAGCTATCGCAACAGTGCTTGAACGCCGTAAGGTATACGACGCCTGGATTGAAGCGGTCGAAGATCGCGCCATGAAGTTGTTGCAGGCAGGAGCGGCGGTTCCCGGCTGGGAACTGGGACAGCGGCAGGGCAACCGCGCGTGGGTTGATCCGCAGTCAGCGGCTAACACCTTGCGTAAGGCAGGCGCAAGTCTGACTGATCTGTATCCGCCTCAGAAACTGGTGTCCCCGGCACAAGCTGAAAAACTTTTGCCGAAGGACAAGCGTTTTTTGATGAACGATCTTGTAGAGCGTCCGCTTGGTGCGCTATACTTGAAACGCACTACTCCCGAAAAGGGTAGTGGCACCCAAGCATTAACTTCACAGTAAATATCTAGGATTTTGTATGTCTACTCGCGATGATTATCTTTTCAGCGCTGCTTGCGCTGCCCCCGCACAGGAACTTGTTCTTGATCCGAAGTACGGTAATGTTCGTCTGACGACGCCTATCGGTCGCGCGTCGTATGTTACTCTGGCTAAGGCCCGTGCGGCACAGCCTGGACAGGAACCGCGCTTCAGCATGACGCTGCTGCTGGCACCCGAACATTGCGGTGATCTTTGGAAGGCCATCTGTATGGTGGCCAACCACCGCTGGCCCGGCGAAAACCGTCCGAATCCGCAAAAGCCGGACGAAATGGTTATGATGAACGGGGAGATGATGCTGCAGTATCTGACCCGTGAACAGGGTGGTTTGCACAACCCGCTGCGTCAGGGTGATGCGTTCTACACCAAGGACCCGGCCAAGTATGAGCCATACCGTGGCCTGTTCGTTCTGAACATGGGTGTGACGGCTGTCAGCAAGAAGGGCGAATCCCAGCAGCCTGTGTGTCTGAACGAAGAAGGCCGTCCGCTTGATCCGTCCATGATCTACAGCGGCTGCTACGCTCGTGCGCAGGTTACGGTGTTTGCGTTTCCGCAGCCGGGTCAGTCTATTCCGAACCGTGGTATCGGCGTGCTGCTGAACGCCGTGCAGTTTGCCAAGGGCGGAGACAAGATGGGTTCGTATGACCCGATGCGCGCTGCGCAGGCAGCTTTCGGCCAGTTGCCGAAGGCTGACGGTGCTGCGTCGCCGGGTGGCGCAGCGTCGTGGGGGTCGCAGCCTATCGGTGTGCCGGGGGCGGCCGCTACCGCGCCTGTGCAGAGTGGGGCTGTCCCGCAGGGTGCTTTTGCGGCGCCGACTGGCGGTGCGGGGTTCCCTCCGTTTGCAGGTAGGAGCGCGTAATGGAAACGGTGTCTTCCACATCTGACGCCCGCGTTGCAAACAACGTTATGCGTCACGAATACCGTGTGCTTTCCGATGCTGAGAAGCAGCAGATAAAGGCGATCAAGGACCATGGTTTGGCGTTCCTTGAACTGCTGGACGACGTTGGTCCTAGCCGTGAAATTTCGCTGGCTAAGACGAAGGTAGAGGAAGCGGTTATGTGGACGGTCAAGTCCATTACCCGCTAACGAATACGTTTGTATTTACATTGCAAGCGGGGGTTATGCTCCCGCTTGTTTTGTTTCAGGATTACGTATGACCGCTGTATATTCGTTTGACGTAGAAACTCACGCCAGCGCCGATCTTAAAAAGGTCGGCGCTGTGGCATACCTGAATGATCCTGACACAGACGTTATACTGTTTGCTTATCACCCGCTAGGCGATCCGTCACCGCCGCGTGTATGGCATAAAGGCGAACCGCCGCCGCAGGATCTGGTTGACCACGTGAACAGCGGGGGTTTGCTGTCGGGGTGGAACGTAACTTTTTTCGATCGTTTTGCATGGGATATAATTTTAACTCGTCGCTATAGGTTTCCTGCGGTTAAACCGGAGCAATGGTTGGATTCCATGCATTTTGCCGCAGGAGCTAACTTACCCCGCGCGCTTGACGCTTGCGCCAAAGCTGTAGGGGTTAATTATGTATCAAATTTGAAAGACAACAACCTTCTTCGGCGTGTAACGAATAAGAACAAGACACCAGTTATCCAAGGTGCTGACCTGGAATGGCTGACGAACCGCTGTATCCAGGACACGATCATGGAGGAAGAAACGCTAAAGCGTTTGCCACCATGGTTCACGACGCCGCCGTGGGACAGGATGCGCGAGATTGACCGCGAGATTAACGACCGTGGCATTCTTATGGACGTTGAACTGGTGCGCGGGTTGGAGAAAGCCGCTACGGAAGAAACCAAGCGGCTGGATGCGGAGATACGTAAGCTAACGAGCGGCGCTGTGCCGTCCACGTCCAATATTGAAAAACTCAAAGTCTGGCTGATGGACAACGGCGTTGTGTTGCCCAAGAAGGGTTCAGCGGGTATCGATGTCGAACCGGAGGAAGAAGACGAGGACGACGAAGACAACGGTAAGAAGATAGCTTACCGGCTGCGTAAGTCCGATATTGCCGATTTGCTGGCGCGCGACGATGTGCCCGATCACTGCAGGCAGGCACTGGAATGGCGCGCAGAAGCTGCCAAAGCGTCCGTCAAGAAGCTGCGACGCATGTTGTCGTCTATGAGCCCGGACGGACGGTTGCGGGGTGCTTTGATATTGTTCGGCGCGCAAAGCACAGGGCGATTTTCAGGGGCTGCGTGGCAGCCGCACAATTTCGTCCGCGATGTTGTTGCCAACCCGGATGAAGTGGAGTTGATAACAGGAGTTAATCCGAAAGTAAAGAAAAAAGAGTTTGAGCGGCTATCTGATATGGCGTTGCGCAACGCTATCGAAGTCGGCCGTCGCGGTGATAGGGATGAAATAGAAACGCTCTATACATGGACCCGCGAGGACGCACAGAAACGCACTTATGTAGAAGGTGTGCTGCCGTGGATCGGGCGCATGCTGCGACGTACGCTGACAGCGCGCGAAGGTCATATGTTCCTGAACGGAGATTTCTCGCAGATTGAAGCACGAATCCCAGTGTGGCTTGCACAGCAGCTAGACAAAGTTGAAGTGTTCCGCCGCGGTGAAGACATCTACCGTGCCCAGGCCGCGCCCACCTACGGCAAACTGCCACACGAGTTGACCAAAACAGAACGCCAGATTGGCAAGGTCATGACATTGTTCTTGGGTTTTGCTGGGGGTGTGAACGCGTTCATCCCAGCGGCTATGAACTACGGGCTGCGGATCGCGAAGGAAGAAGGCGCTCCGATTGTCGCGAGTTACCGAGCCGACAATCCTATGTTGGTGAATTTTTGGAACGCCAATTTAGAAGCTGCCGTGAACGCAGTTATGTATCCGGGGTCTACATTCAGCGTAGCTCCCCTCCACAATATAGCATGGTGTATGGACGGTAATTGTTTGATGTGTCGTCTTCCGTCTGGGCGTGTTATGCGCTACTGGGCGCCTAGACTAGAACAGGGTTTTTGGGACGACGGATCACCTAAAAAAACTTTAGATTTGACTATGTTAACAATCAAAGGACGTGCAATATTTCGTAGAACATTCTGGCGCGGGTTAGCAACGGAAAATTGTTTAGCCGAAGACACGGATGTATTAACGTCGAGGGGGTGGGTACCTATAGTAAACGTTACTAGGCGTGATCTTCTATGGGACGGTCATAGGTGGGTTAGCCATGATGGACTCATTCATAGAGGTAAACAAAAAACAATAGATTTTGATGGAGTAAACATAACTCCGGATCATAAGGTTTTGATAAATGCTAGTTGGAAAAATGCTTCTGAAGGAAGCGCGAGAGAAGCTACCGCGTCATTCGCTAGACATCACTGGTTACCAGACAGGTATCCTGACGGCAGAAAGATATTTAGGGTCGGACAGCCGAAGGGCAGTGTGGTTAGCAAGATGTCAGTGCGGGAATACACGCCAGCTAACAGTTCGGGCGTTTACTATAGACCGTCTGCAATCTTGCGGATGTCAAACTTCAGACTTAAAGCGCGCCGGGAAAAAAGCGATAACACACGGGAAATGCAAACTGCCTGTGTATCAAATATGGAAAGCTATGCACGCAAGATGTTACAACACAAAAAACGTCAGTTGGAAAAATTACGGAGGGCGCGGGATAACTGTTTGTCCGGAGTGGAAAAATTTCGACATATTTTGGACAGACATAGGGAAAGATTATGTGAAAGGACTATCGTTGGATCGCATAGACAACTCACGAGGGTATTCACGCGAGAACTGTCGTTGGGCTACTCGTCGTACGCAAATGCGAAACAAGCGAAGCAACCACACGATAAACACTCCGCGCGGACCGATGCTAGTAGCAGAAGCCGTAGAATTATCTGGAATAAACAAAGCTACTCTTATTTACCGCGCGAACCAAGGATTATCGGAACAGTTAATGTTTGCGCCTCCGGGGAGTTTAGGGAAGTTTACGATATTCTAAACGCAGGGCCTAATCACCGTTTCACAGTAAGAACTAAGGAAGGACAACCGTTTATAGTGTCTAATTGCGTTCAGGCGATAGCTGCAGACATGCTTGCTACTGCAATCTGTAATATGTATGACGCGGGATTTCCTATCGTATTACATGTGCATGACTCTATCACGGCTGAAATACCCCGCGAATACGCCGAACGCCGTCTGCCAGAATTTGAACAGTGCCTAGTAACCCAGCCCTCCTGGACAGCCGGGCTACCCATCGCAGCCGCTTGCGATATTTCAACGCGGTTTGGCTAGGACTTCGTTGACACCTTTCGTTACTTGGGCTATACGCGACCTGTAGCGACTTGCTACGCATGTCATCCACACCTACCAACTCGCGGCGGTTTAATAGACCGCCGCCCTTTTCGGACCCCTTCATGCCAAAGACCTACAGTGTAAGTTTCACGGGCAACCGTGCCGACGCGGATGCCGGTTTGCCGTCTGCGCCTGTAACGCGATTCTATTCGTCGCAGACCATCGCCAACAAGGCCGCTCGCGACGGCACCACCGCTGACGACGGCCTGTATATGGAAGCTGTGGTGCGCCAGCACCATGCCGACAAGGCCAGTCTGGACACCATTCTGGACGCACTGAACGGCACGGGTTGGGCTACGCCAGCCAATGCTACTATCGTCAAGCAGTTCCGCAACGGTCGCGCGGTAGCCTGATGCAGTTTGAACTGGGAGTCCTGACGATTGTCCGCCGCGGGGTCAATCTGACATTCAGTCAGGTTGCCATTCTCGCTGAATGCAATGTGCGCAAGCGCACTGTCAAGGATCTGTCTGAAAGGTTAGGGCTATCCAGGTCAGCCGTTGTCAAGGCGGTTAACCGACTTGAACACGAAATACAGCCGCCGCTGGTTGAGCGTACAGCCAATTTCAGCGACGCACGTAGCATATTCGTCAATCTGACATCGGACGGCGAAGCGTTTATCCGTCCGTTTCTTTGACACCGAACCCGCAGGTTACGCCTGCGGGTTTGTCTTTTCCAGCAAAGTCTTCTGTGCTTCGGCCAACTGAGCCGCTTTAGCCGCACTTCCAGCGCTGGACCCGAACGTATACTGAACCACTGTGAGTGCCATGGCGCCCAGCGTGCCAAGCATCACGTTGGCGGCGTCTGTAGAGCCTTGCGGAATGGAACGTGACAACACCAGATACACCGCCAAAGCGAAAGCGGCTAGAACAAGACTACCGAGAATATTGACACTTGTCATAACCACACCGCTACAGATGTAATAATGAACGACAATGTAAAAAGTGTGCAGTAGCGGCAGCCGTGTCTGCTTACGGCCCAGCAATATAGCGCAGCACATACGCCGCCACGGCGCCGCCAATGACTGCGCCAATGGTCGAAAGAAACGCCTCTCCAAGTTTCAGCGCTATCCACGGCACGGCACTCTTAGCCAGATTTGCGATCTGGACGATCTTTTCACGTTTTTCGTCTTTTCGCATTTGAGCATTCGCATTCTCATGGCCATTCCCGCTTTTCTCAGGCACCGGCATCCCGGATATACGTGATATAAGTCACTGTATTTCTCCTAGAAACCGACTATGTGGAACATAGCACGGGGTTGTTTCCTCTCGACACAAGTTGAAATATACCATGCGCGCTACTAAAAAATAAAGGGTTATATTTTACCTAGTCGTCGCTATTGCTTGGTTTACGCCCATAGGTGCGGGCCAGTAGCGAAAACGTGAAATAAAGCCGCCCCATCCGGTAGAAGACGACGTAGACGTTTGTCCAAACGATATCGTCGTGTTGCCGCTGGGCACCGTAGCGGCTGCGAACAACGTGCTACCTTGGCTCTTGGTTTGAACGTAGTTCGTTCCCGTCAGCACCACGGTCTGTGTAAAATACTGACCGCTTACGTAAGCGCCTGTATTGCCACCCGCTGTTGCTCCGGTTCCACCTAAAATCTGCATCTGCGGAAACGCGGTGGTCGTTTGTATACGAATCCCAACACGCGATGAATCGCTGCTGTTGAAATTGACCAAATGTCGCACGATGACGGTTGTAGCTGTGGCGTCCGGCATCATGGCGGTGACAGAGAAAGAAAACGCTTGTTTAGTGGCGTACGTCATATCGCATCGGTCTACACCGCGGGTTGCTATAACACCTGCGGTCGGAATGAACGACGTGGCGAAAGAGCCTTCTTCTAACTGAAAACGATTCAAAGAACCTGTTACAGTGACTGTCACTGTACCAGCCCCTGTTATGGTAAACCTGACCGGACTGCCGCCTGTCGCTGTCCCGAAACCGGTGCCGGTAGCTGTAGCAGCGGCAACAGCGGCGTTTCCAGTGCCAACAACCCAAAGGATATAAGATCCTGTAGCCAGAGAACCTGTCGTTTGCGTAGCGGGTGTGGCGCTGTTTAGTAACCGGTTCGTCTTGGACATTTCCAGAAGGACGCCTTTTCCGGAAATGAGCCGCACTTGGTCTACCAAGTAACTGTTGTACGATGACCCAGCGGCGTCGGTGTACAAGCCGTCTGTGGCTGTCGTGCCACGAGAACACACGATACGGCTGTCCATGACACCTTTTTGTGCCATGGTAAGAAAATTGAAATCGATAGTAGGCGGCGGAACAGCAGCGCCTTCCAGACGTACGAATTCCGCCGAACCCGCGTGCGCCGCCGTCACATACATGACAGCGGCGAATAGAACCGCTAAGAGGCGCTTCATGAACATGTTAGTTCCGCACAGAACGAATAGTTGCGATAACGTCCGACGTGCTGCCCGGTGTCACTGACGCCCGAACAACAACAGCGGCATACAGCGATGTGGTAGACAACACGGCAGGGATAACCAGATTCTGCGCCTGACATACGGATTCTGTTGACGCCGCTGCCAAGGTGCAATCCGCAATATGCGCTACACCAACAATCTTACCCAGATCGGCCGAGTTGACCGCGATGGCCTGATTATCCGTGATCGTAGACGAGGTGGGATTGGCGTTGAAGAAGATAACGTCCATGGCTGGAATAGCACCGGACTTGAACGCCACTGTAGCGGACTGGATGAAAACCTGATTGCCGTTTGCTGCAACCACATTGGCCAACGTCAGCAAACCACCCAGGCTGTAGCCGCTGGAATACGCACCCGCGGTTACGGTAGGAGTAGATTGAGACGATATGATGCTCGGGTTGACCACATTGGCTGTAACGGTGCCGCCGGTAACAGTAACATCGCCGGTAACAGTCACGGTTCCAGAAATCGTAGCACCTACCGGGAGGGGGTGTGTGGCGTCAACAATCTGACAGCCGCTGCCCGTTTTGATGCAAATATACGTCTGCTGCGCGTTGGCTACCGAAATGGACGCCACGAACAATGCGCCGAAAATGAAAGCTAGAATGAACTTCTTCACGTGTTTAATCTCCTTTAGGCTGCGGCACGCCGCTGCTGTGCTTGGTCTGGTGTCATTACGCGCAGCGCCGCTGTCGGATCTTGCGCTAGAATGGCTTGCACCGCGGCGTCTTCGTTGCCGGGTGTGGCCAGTTGTTCCGATGTCACTTGGTCCGGCGGTTGAACGCCTTGCATGACAACGGGGTTCTCGGTCTGTGACTTCGGCTCCGAGTAGCCGAGGATATCCGCCATGAACGTATCTGTCAGTTCAGGGGCTTCCTGATAGGCTGCTGCTTTTTGCGGATTCATGGTCAGCAGGAAACCCTCCGGTCTCTTGACCAGGATCGCACCATCGGGAATATCAGACGGCAGGGGCGAACCTGTCGCGATGAACACCGCGTCCTTGCCAGCGGCTGGGTCAGCCATGGTGTCGGTTTGCGCTGCGATATCGCGCTGCGGTTCAGGTGTTGTCGGCACGTCCGATTGGACAAGACCGCCTTCTGCGAAATACCGCTGATTACCTAGAAGTTTCTGGACATACGCCAGCACCTGTGCGCGCTGCTGTGGTGACAGGCTTTCAGGCTGCAAAGGTGGTAGTTCACCAACCGTCACTTCTGGTATGGTATTGTCCGTCGTTTCGGCTGTTTCCTCTACGGGCTGCACCGGCTCGGTTGGTGTTTGCGGTAGATAGCGGCTGACGTTTTCCACGTAGTTCGGATCACCCCCACCGTTGTAGGCTTTCAGCGCCTTGGCACGTTGGATCGGATCGTTCCAATCCTTCACCCCTTCAGACTTCGCACGTGCCGCGAGATACTGCGCGCCGAAGTTGATATTGGTTGATGGATTAAACAATTCCGTGTCGTCAACTGGTGCTACACCATATCCAGGCTGGCGTGCGGTTGACGGCATGATCTGCATCAAACCCATCTCGCCGCTGCGGCCGCGTGCCTTGGGGTTGAAATTTGATTCTCGTTTCGCAACCGCCAACAACACGTCAAGCGGAACACCCGAAGACTTGGACGCTTCCTGAAACACCGTCATCAGATAGGGCGAAGGTGCGCTGGACGATTCAGTCGGATCGGAAGGGTCCGAGTAGGGAAGGGACGTGTCTACGGAGCCTCCGCGTGCGTAATTTGCACGTTCCGGTTCGTCTGTTGCTACAAGTACGTCGTTCAACGCAGTCACGCCTTTAGACGAACCTACGGGGGCCTTGGACAACTTACGAAGATCGTCTATGTTGCCTTCCGTAAATACTTTCGCAAATTCAGACGCTCTGTTTCCGTAGCGAAGTTCTTCAAACCATTTAGCAACCGCCCCTGCCATACCTGACGGACTCGGTATGTGAGCCGCTACATCAGCAGCCAACGATCCCTGTTTCATTTCGCTTTGCATTTGCGTATTGAAAGCTGTTTTAGACCCTACAGGCTGGCGCATGCCTTGTGCTTGCATTATCTTCAACGCTTTTTGCATAGCATTCCACCGAACACCACCGTTAGGAAGTGCGGTCACAGCCGCTTTCAGGTTTTCCGCCATCTGCGTGTTGCCGGTCAACTGTGCTACAAAACGTGGTCCTGCCCACTGATTAGCAACTCCTTGCTTAACTTCCGCAGCCTTATTGAACGCTTGTTCTGCGTAAAGTCTGACAAGTTGTGACGCCGCTTCGGGATCGTGTTTAACTACGTCAGACACTGCTTTTCCAACCGTCTTTTCCATACCAGGAACAAGTTCACGGCTGTTAGCAGGCGGAAACAACACGTTTATCTGTTTTGAAAACGATTCTGTATCAGCAAGTTTACCTGTAGGCGATGTTTCCAGCACGCCCAACGCTTCTCGCGCTTGCTGAACATTTCCCAAGCGGTTGCGTATATCTGGAAAACGTTTCAGTAAATCTTCGTTGTCGGCAAGCAGTGTTTTCAACTTACCTACGTCTATTTTGCCCGCAGAATCGCGAGCGTTTTCCAGCATTTTGTTAGCAAAATACCAACTGAAAGCGTTCTTCGCATTCGGACTGTTCGCCGCTGCTTCCAGAAACTGATCCGCTCCTGTAGCGCCCGCTTTTTCTATCGTAGACGGAATTTGTTCTGTCGGTAGGGTGTAGTTACGTCCGTATTGATCTTTTTCTACGATTTTCCCACCGACTGTGCCTTCTTCAAAAGGCCGTAGTGGTTCAGAGTTAGCCGCAAAGTTACGTCTGGCTTGACCGTAAGCCGGAACCTGTTCAAGAGCGCTATCAAGTTGACCAAGCACGTCTTCCAACACACGGGATGTGACTCTATCCCCAGCGGCTGTTTCGCGGCTTATTATGCCTGTTATAGCTTGTCGCGCATTACCTAGACCTGTAACTGTTTTATCTGGCTGTCCGTTGCTGAACAGTGTTTCTCTGACACTTCTTAAAGCCGCCGCTACAGGACCTTTAGCATTGGCTAAAAGATCGTCCACGTAGTTTATGACAGGTCCGATTTGCACGGGTTCGGCAGGACCGCCAGTTTCCGGATTGTTGTCAGCAGCGCGCGCAGCGGCGTAGTCTGCGTCTGCCTGCGCCGCACGCATACCTTCTCGACCTGTGTATGTCTGCTGAATTTCAGGACGAATTGCCGCTCCTGTTTCTTCAGGTGTAAGCCTCGGACCAACAGCAAACATACTCTGATCCATCGCCTGCCCTTCTGGCGATGTCGCTATTTCCTTTTGCGCCGCTGTTTGCACGCGCGGCGGGATTGTATCTGACGCTATTTGCCCCGGCGCCATATTCGTTAGCGTTCTGTCGGTTAACTGTGCCGTTTGTTCAGGGCGGTCTGCAAAGAACCGACGCATAGTCGGAGAACCTGTTGCGGTTTGTTCTATGACCCGCATCACGTCACCTAGTGACGTAGCACCTTTAGTGGTGTAGTCCAAAGCCTCAGCAAGCGTTAACGGAGCGCCCGAAAGACGGGATTCTTCTAGCAGTTTTTGTGCCGCGGTCATGTCAGCGGCGGAAGCATTTCTAATCGCTTCGCGCAAAGGACGCGTAGGTGAACGAAACACGTCAAACACCATGGAAGGTGCCATACCAGCCAAAGCACCAACACCCCTAGCGGCTGGTTCTAGTTCGGTGCCTTCCGTAATCTGGCCTGCAGTCTCACTTACCGCTCCTGGCACAGCGGCGTATTTTAGAACGGACCCTGGAATGTTGGCCGCGCCCGGTGTGCCGAACGCAACAGCCCCTGGTGCAAAAGACGATATGGTTTCAGCGTACTTTCCCGCTGTCGTTTGCGGTTTGTAGTCTGGCAGCACACCCATCTTACGCATACGATCCGTAAGCGCATCCGTTGTGAGATTGTAGTCTTCAAGTCCTTCTATTGGTTTACGGATGCGCGCGGCGTCTCCCGGCTTTAACGCGCCAGCACGTTCAGCGACTTCCGACAAAGCGTACTGGTAACCTCGGTCCAGCAGTTTCCACACGTCGGATGGAATACCCAAGACAGCAGCCGCGCCTTCCGACAAACCTTTACCCGCGCTTTTAACTATGTCCTTCGTATAGTCGCCCATAGTACGTTCAGAAGCGGGGGTTACGGCAGTACCCAGCGCGTCCCAGTCAGACTCTACAGGTGTTCCTAGTTTCGCCCACGGATCTTCGGCCATATAATTTTCCTACTTACGCTGATATATTTTAACATTACCGTTAGCGTCTTTGCGACCGTAAAATGTTCCTGGTGGAAGCGCTTCCGCTTCTGCCGGTGTGCTGACTATTACAGGATTGCTCGCGTCCGCACCTGCTTTCTGTTGCTGTTGTGGTTGCGCGGGCGTATTACGCGGCGTGCCGAAAGGTGTTGTATTCCCTGCGGGAGATGCTGAGTCGTTCTGCTGCGAAGGAACGTTCAACGTAGACGGATCAATAGGTGTTACCTTTCTTTTGCGAATGTTATCCAAAATATGCGCCTTGACTTCTGTAGGCGCTTGCATGGCTGCGTCCATCTCTACTTGAAGCTGTTTAATAGCTGCTTCATACTGCCCTTGTGACCACGCTCTATCCAGAAGTTCACGCGCACGCTGCTGTGCCCCTTCAGTAGTAACACCTACTGGTGTAATAGCTTTTACATAAGCGTTCAAAAATCCATTTGTGGCAATCTGTAACTGAATAATATTTGGATCACCCGTGTTACGTTTTGTGGCGTTTAGAACTGTATTAAGCGCAGGATAGTTAGTGCGATCCACTTTACGTGATAAATCAACTGCAATAGGAGCAAATTTTTGTGCTTCCAACATCGCAGTAGCCATAAGAGATTCGCGTTGCGCAGCGGATCGCGCTCCCGCTCCCGAGGCTTGTAGTTCTACGCGGTTTGCCGCCACGTCCGCTCCTGTTTGTCCTGCATTTTTAGTCATTTGAGACAGTTTCTCGTACACTTTTGCTACGTTTTTAGCTCCTTGTTTACCTCTGCCTATGTTTGTCATAGCCCCTGGATCGCCCGCCATTACACGTTCTGCTGCTAACTGCGCAGCGTCGTCGGATAGTTCCGCGTCGGGGTCTGTATTAGCGTTGGGGTTTACCGCTCCAACTTTCATAGTGTTATTTTTTACAGGAACAGGATCTTCTTTACCCGTCTTATCCAATTTATACAAAACAGGAATTTGCTTTTTGCCTTCAGGATCGTTAGGGTCCGTTTCTTGAAATACTTGATATTCGTATTTACCTGTTCCTGCTTTGTCTTCTGCCAGTTTCGCCATACGTTCTTGATGCGCCAATATACGATCTTCACGCGCTTTTGTTTCTTCACGTATGCGATCTTCTCGCTTATCCGCTTGCTGCCGCGCATAAGTCTGATTAGCCAACTGTTCCTTGCGAAGCGCGTTGTTCCAATCCATCTGTGCGGCTTGCAAAGCGCGTTGTTCTTCAACCGCTTGCTGTTTTTGTGCTACGGGAACAGCCGCTGTCATGGCGTTGCCGAGCGATTCACCAAAACCCCCGCCGCGGGTAGGCGCAAGCAACGCCCCGGCTGCGGCTAACAGCGGTAGGTTCACGCCACCATTCTGCTGCGCGTTGCGGGCGTCGCGTGCAGCCTGCAGACGTGCGCTTGCCGCGTCCAGCGCGTTCATCTTGGCTGTCACATCCGGCGGTTGCGCCGACAACGCACCGCCCTGCGGCGGTACGGGAGGCGTCACCATCTCGTTGGTAGCTGCGCCTATGAACAGCGGCGAATCCGAATAATCGGTGTCGTCATCACCGTTGTAAGTATCTGGACTTACGTCGTAGCCTGAAAGTGCGCCCGCCATGTTAAACCTTCTTCCAAACCGCTAGTGCGCCGTCACGCCGCCGTACGTGACCACCGTCCTTCAGCCCTAGCGCCGACGCGCCAAGCGTGGTTCCGAGGAACTGCGATAGCGGCGAAGGGCTGTAAGGAACATTGTATGTCTGGCCGACAACCTGCTGGTTGGTATTGACAGGCAAGCCGCGAACGACGTTGCTGGCAAAACCAAGGTTCTGGTAAGGCCATTGTTGCTGTGAATAAAAATTATTTAATGCAGCGTTAATGTTCGCTTGATTTGTTTGATCCTGTGCTTGTCCAGCGGACGCCAACTGTCCTACATCCGCCGCGCCAAGTTGCTGTGTCAGCGCGCCAAGTTGTCCGTACTGCGCCCCGGCGCCTTGCGCCGCAGCGCGGTTGCCTTGCGCGACATTCAACCCGGTTGTTTGATTGTACTGGTCCAACGCCAACTGTCTGTCGCGCTCTTGCTGCGCTAGATTTGTCAAGAACTGCTGCTGATTAGTATCCAGACCTAGCTGCACCCCCTGCTGCTGTTGTGCGAGGCCCGTCTGGAAGCCCTGCTGTTGTGTGGCTAGGTTTGTCAAAAACCCTTGCTGCTGTGCGGCTGTGTTCAGCGCGCCGCTATAGCCTCGTTCCAAAGATCCAGCGATAGCCTGATCCAGTGCCTGTTGGCTCTTGTATATCGCGTTGTTGGTAGCCTGCATCTCCTGCGGCGAACGTGATTGTCCCGCGCTGACAAAACGATCCTGCACGTTCGGCAGAACGTCGGTAAACAGGTTTTCGTTGGCCGCTTGACGCAGCGCTCCGACTACACTGTTCTCATACGGATTCATATACTGGTTGATATCAGACGCTGAAATAGCGTTAGACGTTACCGGGTTTGCCGTAATGGTCTGCGGGTTAGCGATACGGTTGGCTGTAATAGATTGCGCCGTAAGCGGAGAAGGCGTCTGAATGGGCGCCGCAGCGGCAGACGTATTAGCCACAGCGGCGTTCAACGCGGGTGTGTAGTTGCCCACATTGTTTTCGGCCATACCCCACGCGTTCTGTGTTGTCTGCGAAGGTGTCGCTACCTGCTGACCTGGAAACGGCGTGTAAGGCGTAGCAGCTAGATTTTGTGCCGCGTTTGCTAAATTATATGTGTATGTTTGCAACCATAAAGGAAATGAATTGGCGGTGTCACTACCTGTTGGCTGAGGCGCGATCGGCTGTCCCTGCCACAAAAAATTGCTTGTTGATCCGCTCATAGAACGTATCCTTGTCTAATTAGGTCTAGCGCTTTTTCCGCGCGTTTAGCAGCGTTATACTCTTTTAAACCTTGAGAAATTTTTTCTCTTAGTTCTGGATTTTCTAGTCTTTTTTTAGCGCTAGCGCTTTGTTTTTCTTTAACACCTGGAAGATTATGGTACGCTTTTACACTTTCGCTTATGCTTTTTCGTGTTTCATCAGTGTAAATCTGTTTCCCTCTTTTGGCGTTCGCAGCACGCATTTTTTCGCGATATTCGGGTGTCTGCTGCGTTGCCGTTATAGACTCACGCTGAGCGTCAGTCCAAGGAACTCCTTTTTTAGAAGCAGACATGTTGCGCCTTGTTTCGTCAGAAAGCTTAACACCTGTTTTTGCAGCGCTTAACTTTTGTCTGCTTATCTTAGAACGTTTAACAAATTTCCTAAACTCACCGCCGGTAGACAAATTATAGCCCAAAGGAACAAATGTATTATGCGCGGCTATAACAGCACGTTCTACTACAGCCGCTTCTTCATTATTTACTGCTTCGTATATAACTTCTATTTTAAACTTATCCGCCCCGTGTTTAGCTATGGCGTGTTGAAATAGTTTTTTATTTTTTGTATTTTTTCTTTTAGAAGCATTAACATGAGATTTCCATCGCTTATCAACGGACCCTTTTGTTATGCCTATATAAGCCTTTCCGTTCACCGTGCATGTAATCTTGTAAACAAACACAGGCGTCTCTATAATGTCGTCAGCCATAGTCAAGTCCTCGTCTTGATGATAGGTTAGGACCAACGGCTGTTCGTTGCAGCCGTTGTGTCCGTCATATGTTGTTTCTCTAAGCATCACGGATCATCCGCGACAAAGCGCCACTGCGCATCAAACGATCCAGTTTAGCTGCGCCTTTCTCATTATCGCCGCCCCCGGCGGCGGTCACATCGCGTGCGCGTAGAACAAACTCCCCGTCCGACAGACGTGCTGCTATCGAGTCAGACGTTCCCGTTCCAGGTCCGCGAACATGCGTATCACCGTAGTCCGTAGAGAACTCTCGACCGTCATCCGTAGGCGCCCCGTCAATCGAACCACCTTGTGCATAACCCAGCGAACGAAGCGAGTTCCCGCTGAAATACGTCTGTTCCGGTCCACCATAGGTCCAGTAATTCGGAACCCCGCCGCTAAACGGATTTAGCGCTACACGCGTCGGTGCAACAGTTGTCAGAGACTTGTTGAAGTAAGGACCAAGCGTTCCAGAAACAGACTCCGGTCCAGGCGTTGCCCCACTTGTCGTTGTGGTTCCTGTCGGCGCCGTTGTCTTCTTGTTACCCATAGCGGACGCCGCAGCGGCCAATGCGCCTAATGCAAGAGACGTGCCGTTGATACCGCCCTTGATGCCGCCCGCACCCCCAGCCGCTGTTGCGGCGGTCGGATCTGTCGGGGTAGTATTGCCCATGGCGTCATTAGCATAGCCAGCCGCGACGCCACCCAACGCCCCGATCAAAGGGTTCTGCTTGGTGGCAAGAGCGCCTAGACCACCTGTCGCGCCGCCGATCAACATGTCGGCGTACTTCGGTGCGATGTCCAGCGCCGACGCCAGAGGACCGCCAGCACCGCCAAAAGCACCCAAAGCGCCGCCGGTAACAGCGCCGGTCAAGGCTCCTGTCAGCGGATTACCGCCTGTGATACCGGATAGAGCGCCGCTAGTTACAGCACCTAGAACGGCCTTTGACGCGATAGGAGCAATATTGACAGCCGTATCTGCGCCTACAATCGGCGTCAAAGCACTTTCAATACCGCTGGCGATGGCACTGTTGATGCCGCCTAGAAAACCCGACGAAGGGAGCGCAGGAATAGCAGCCGGAACAACACTTCCTGCGCCCCCCGCGGCTAAAGGTGCGCCGCTTCCGATAGCTGCGGGGGCGGCTATCGCGTCGGACCCGATACCAACAGCACCCAACCCCCCACCAGCAGCGGCAGGTTCCGATACCGACGAAAGGATCGTCAACGGTCCTGATAGTTCAGCCGCCGTTGTGCCCGCGCCTAGTCCTGCAGCGCCGCCACCGGCACCCATCGTAGCGCCTTCCAGCGCACCTGCACCCGCGCCAGCCCCGGCACCACCAATCCCTACGCCGCCAAGCGCACCTGCGCCTAGACCGACAGCAAGCGGGAACAGCGGCGCAAGGTACGCCAAAGGACTGACCTTGCCTGCGATGTCAGCGGCTTTCTTGGCACGGGTCGCATAATCCACCATAGCCGCGGATGGCGATACCATGCCGTTCGTAACATCATAGGCCGGTGCGCCCTCGGCTGTGTTCGTGGTAGTCTGCCCAGCAAAAGCCGGACGCAGGTAATCAGAACGACTGGCATTCTGCCAAGCGTCGTCGGTCCATGGCAGCGGAACACCAAACGTGTTGAACTGCGTGTTGCCGAGAATGTTCCCGGCCTTATCCATGTAACCCTTGTAGCCGTTGTCACTGGTATATTCGACGCGGTTGTCAGGGTTTACCTTGAATCCGTAATTCTTCTGACCGTTAAGGTCCCATGTTCCGTACTGGACATTTTTCAACAGTTCGGGCGTCAGACCAAGGCCGGGATAGTTGCCGCGTGCGATGGCCTGCTTGACATAATCGGGAACTTCGTCGGACTTTACGTCAGTCCAGTTCTTCAACTCGTATTGCGAATTGTCAATAGGAACCAGATCGTTTGGATCAAACATAGCCATTATCGGCCCTTTCCGGACTTTTTACCGCCGGACTTTACCGGTTTTGAAGATGGCTTGGTCGTTGGCTTGGGCTTTGACTTCCCGATCATCGCGGGGCTGGTAATCAAGCCAAAATCTGATGAACGCATGTGGTTTCCTTTCCGTTCGCGGCTGGACGCAAACACTAAGCATCCGCCGGTCGTCAAGGACCACGCGCAGTAATTATACTATAGTATAAACGTGTGTCTTTTGTAAACGATTAGTTTGCGATAAGCCTTAATGTTTCGTTGAACGCTGCTGCCCAGTCATACCAGTTAGCATAATTCTGTGGCTGGGCTGGTTTCAGCGCGGCGATATCAGGTGTCAAAATAACGTAGGCCGCCCAGTCTTTCCACTTTTCCTCACTCATAAGCCGTGGAATAGGTGCTTCGTCCAGCAACACCGTTATCGTCATATCCGCCCAACTAACAGCCGACATAAAACGTGGATCAACAGGGATCATGTTGTTACTCGTGTGCTGCCCGGCTGCGCACGTCCGATGTTGCGGCCAACAACGTAATCACCCCCGGTAACATTGGATTCAAACCGCACTCGCGCCAACTGCATAGGCGTCTTGGGCGTGAACGAAATCTGGCGTTCTTGCGGCGACGCTGCGATTTCGGGTAACAGCACCGGACCTGTCGTTTCTTCTGGCGCCCTGGCAGCCGCTTGACCGATCAGATACACGTTCATATCGCCAGACTGTTCAATATCCGGAGAAATAGTCCGAAAATTCAGACCTTGGTTGTCAGGAGGATCATTCTTGATGCCGCCAAACAATCCTGTATCAAAATAACTGCGGATAGCGCGTGTTTCAGTGCCTCTTATTTCGTCAACACCGAATTCGTGCATCCACAAACGATACTTGGTTTCGTCGGCCAGGCCGCCCATAATCGGATAATGAAAACCCTGTGCGGGATAAGCCGCTCCGCGGCCACCGTTAGGCAGTTTGGTGTCGTACCACACGTTGTCTCGGGTGTTGTAGATCACCGCATAGTTTGGTTCAGTAGATCCGAACATCGGCGCGCACCACCAAATTTCCCCGTAGCGCGGAACCTTGAACGCGAACACACGATCTTCGTAGTTCGGCGTCAGATTATTGAAAAACCAATCAAGGTTTGTAGGATTGGGAACTTCGGTTACAGTGCCGTTGAACACCAGAAAACGATCAATACCAACCCAAAAATAAAGACCATCGTATTCAATGACCGCGCGACTGGACAAAATGGACGAGGATGGAGATACCGTCGTAAAACGAAACGTTCCGTTTGCCGATCCTACAAAACTAGCCGTGATAACTTCGGACAGCGACCAGAACAAAGCCGCGGGGGACTGCGCGCCACCGCCGCGCAACGGAGCGCCTGCCACGATCTTCTGCGCGGATATGCGGGCTTGACCCGCTCCACTCGTACCGCCGGTCACACCTAGATACAGCGGCAGGTTCGGCGCGCTCCATTGCACCAGACCATACGAGTCAAAGTCAAACACATAGGGCTGCACGCAGACAATACCACCGGATATGCTAGGCTGCGTCCACACACCATCTGAAGGCGACGGGTCGGAAAATTCCGCCAGCGGCGTTGTGCTATCGATCTGACCGATAACCGGTGTGGTTGTCGTGTCAGTGGCAATAGACCCCATGTCAGGAACGAAATGTACAACTAACTGCACAACGTTGCTTGTTGTGTCAAATATAGCGTCCATCGTGAACCCGATGTTGCTACCCGCCGTGAAATTAGAGGGTGTTCTGTCAGCGATGCTTATCAGCGCACCGGTTTGGTGGTTGAACACAACCTGCTGAATACCGTTGACACTTCCAATATGCGAGATAACCTGACCGTTCTGGTAGAAGCAATGGATGCGCCGAGGGGTGCCTAGCAACTGATCGGTGATCTGTTTGTATCCGCGCATCTTGCGCGGACGCCCTAGACGCCAGCGACACCACAGACCATCAGCGTACTGATCGCTGTCAAACGTCGTGCCGTCGCGAGCGATACCCGGCTTGAAATTGAAAGCAAACGGAGTTGCAGATGTCATATTACGTCGGTCCTACCGCGTGCCAATACGCATACAGACCAGGGGAGAAAGTACCAGCCACGCTGTTAAAGCCACTGGATGTGATGCTCTTAGGCGCCCACGAATAACCTTCGTCGCCGCCTCCCATAGTAACAGAATACGCCGTTCCGCTGAACGCTACGGGAAATGACACGGCTACCGTCAACGACGATTGTTCTACTTTGCCCCACTGAAACGTAACACCGCCGGGAAGTTTAATATAACCGTTCGTAGCAGCGGAAGGGTTGAACTGCGCAAAGTTCACAACCTGATTGGTAGCAGTTCCATTTGCGGCGGTGATGACGCCGGACGCTGCTACCGTTCCCGTCGTATTGAGGCTGCCGACCGAAGCAAGACCGGATATATTCGCAGTTGTAGTTACGTTTATAGCACCAACAGCAGCGGCGCCACCTACGTTAAGCGTACCAGACGTATTGAACGCGCCACCCGTTATGGCACCTGTGGCGTTTACGGTGCCACCTGTGTTTATATTTCCGCCAGTAACAGTGCCGGTCGCCGCGACGGTGCCTGCTGTGTTAAAATTCGCTGCGCTGGCATTTCCCGTTACCGTCAACGTGCCGCCAACAGCCGCTGTTCCTGTTACATCAAGCGACCCTCCGACAGCGGCGGAGCCTGTAGTTGTAATAGTGGTAGCAGATACAGCCGGACCATAAAGGGTCCACCATTTTCCAGACGCATCTGTAGTAAACAGGGCGCTAGATAGATTAGGTACAGTTACGCCGACTCCAACACTACCACCATTGATAGAATCCGCGCCGTTTGGTGTTACAGTTACGTTTCCGTTAGATGCTTTAACTTGTATTACAAAATTAGTGTTCACAGAAGAAGTAAGAGGAAGTGTAAGAACAATACCTGACGTACAAATTATAACGTCGCCAGCGTTTCCTGCGGTCAACACTGTGCTTGTGCCAAGGGTAAGTTCAGTAAACGCGGCTGACACACCTATAGCAGCACGAACAGCGGCTGCGCTAGGCGCGGTAAAGATCGTCTTGCCGATGGTTGTGCCGCCAAGATTGGTCAATGCTTGGTTCGCCGTATCGGCGCCTGTCCCGCCGTTTTCCACCGCGAGAGGACCGATCAAAACGCCAAGCGTATTGAATCGCACAGGACCCGCGACAATGATCCCCGAGTTACCAGGGTTCATGATAAGGGACGTGTCGTTGTTTATCTGCTGGCTGGACGTTGTTGTAATTACAAGTGCATCTGTGCCGTTGTTCACAACACCACAATACCATCCATCACCCAAAACAGCGATATCGGCCAGTTGCAATGTACCAACGCCGCCTGTCCAAACAATGGACTTGGCGCGATAGGACGCTCCGATATTTGTATTTACGTTCAGCGAAACCTGCGGCATATAGGTACGCAGACGTGTTCCGTCTGCCTGTAGCCCAGCCCCAGCAAGATCCGCAGCCACAGCAGACGATGCTGTGCTGGCCAACTGATAGCCGCGCCACACACCAGCCGCTGTGGTGTTATCGGTAAGTGTAATAATCCACGATTCGGTTGTATCTACCGTGGCGATAGCAACGCCCGTGCTGTCCTTTACCGTGAAAGTGCTAGCCCCGACGTTCGTGATGATCGTCGCTATGCCGGTAGAGCCGGTATCGGCAGGAGGCATCAGGACAGCCAAGCCGGTTGTCGTCGGTGTTACGTCAATCTGTGACGCAACGATAGGCACGCTTTCCGTTGTCTCCAACGGCCAGTAGAGTTGCGTGTTGGCGGACAGCGCTAGAGCCAGATACGACGGGTTGGAAGGACTGACTGTTGTACCTCCAAATATATTAGTGAACGATGAACCCGACATATAATTTATCCTCTATCAAACACGCGTTCTAGCAGTGCTTCTGTCAAGTTGTCGCTGTAAATCTTGTGCGCTAAGGGCTTCCACTTCCTTTTGGTATGCAGCGCCCCATACGGATATGCGCGCGTCTTCGCCCAGGAAAGGAGTAGCCTGCAAAAGTGAACCGAACAACAAAGCTGCTGGGGTGTAATCGGTCCAGAAATTGGTCTGGTTTACATCATCCAGCAACGGTGGTTGCATGTAACACAAAATTTCCCACGGATAGTTATCGTCCGGTGTGGGAGTTATGATCCAGTGCGAATAATCGTAATCCGAATACCACCTCGGAACATCTGTCAAAGTGGAATCAGGCCAATAAGTACGTGCGTATTCATACGAACGTGGAAACAGGAAAATACGTTTGTTCTTGTATGTTCCTGTCCCAACGTTCATAGATACCGTTTGACGCCAACGGTCCGGCTTGGCGTAAACCGATACTCCTTCCGACAAACCTACGGGCGCGTTGCTGAGAACTTCAATGGTTCCCAGCAACTTCAAGTCCTCAATCAAAATACGTTCAGCCATATTGATAAAACGCGGTATCTGTTCATAGACAGTTGCGTCAGTCGTCAGACTGCCGCCGCGCTCGATATAGTTGGCGATATCCGTCTTTAGGCTTGAAAACGTAGTGTTTGTCGCCATGAGTATCAGTCTGTCATGTTAGGATCAGCAGCGGGGGCTGCCATCGGGTTAGGTGCCGTCATTACGACAGCGCTTTGCGCCACAGCTACAAGTGCCTGTTCTACTTCGTTGAACACCTGCCGTTCGTTCGGCATAAGAGAACAACGCTGCAGAAACTGCAATGTGGCGCGGGCGATTTCGGGGGTCATACAAAACTCCAATGTTAGGGAACAACAAGTCCTACTGCCGCAAAATAGGTCCGAAGTCCAGTGTTAAGTGCGGCTTCGTCCGCGGCGTCCCAAGGTTCATCAGCCGTACCGCCGCCTACATACCAAGCATAAGCTGTCTTAGCCGAATAGTTTGTTCCGTGACGCAGAACAGCAAGGTCAGTAGTAGGAAGACCGTCCGACGCATCGGTATCGGAATTCTGCAAAACACCGTTTTTGTAGATGTTACGCGTGCTGCCTGTGCGCGACATGGACGAAAGACCGATAGACGTTGTTATGCCTGTAGCGGCCAGCAGCGGTGATCCAGAATTGTCATTGATCTTGCCTTCAAGCAGATTGGACCCGTTGCGGGTGATGATGTAGGTAGACGTAGCGCCGCCAGTCGTTCCTGTGTCCTGTTTTGATGATTGCGAGTTGCTACCGATGAAGACACCGAATGCGCCATAGTCACGAGAAAACTTCTTGTACAGCGCTGTTGTCGGATTGAAACCGGTGTCTATCCAGGCGTTTGTCCCGTTACCAGCATAACCGGCAAGAGACGTAAACACACCATTGGACAGTGTAGCCGTATACGATTTGCTCACCAGATTCTGCGCAGCGGCTTGGGTTGTTTCCGCCACATACACCTGCAGCACATCCAACTTGGCAAGAACGCCTTGTGCTTGCAGATAGTCAAATAGATTTTCATAGGCCGTCTGAACCGTAGGCGAAGGTGCTGGGTCAAGTCGAGATATGAAATCCAGATACTGTCGCTGTGGGTTTACGCTGCCAGCACCGGTAATCGCGTTCCACGACAACCAGTCCGTGGTCTGGTCACTCGTAGCTAATTTGCGCCACCACATGATCTGATTGGCATCAGGATCGAACGCACTGTTATATACAACCGCCCCCTGCATTTGAAGCGTGTCTGGAATATCCGCTGCTTCTACCGGCTGTTCGTGCAGGAACTTGTCGTAGTTCGCGTCATCGAACGGGTCACAACCAAAGAACCTATAGCGGAAGGATGGTCCCGCCGCGGGTAGGGTTCCGATACCCAGGTTATGCGAATCGTAACCCACGGTATACGGGTAGCAAGACAAGGTTATCTCACCACGAAACAACGGCTCGCATCCAGCCTGCGACGAGTATACCTTTGCAACATCCCTGATTTCACCACCAACTATCTGAATGCCTTTGCAGTAACCAGTATCAAAAGCGGACAGCGTAGCGGCGGAAGTCCACGAACCGTCTGTGTTGCGCCCTGTGGCTGTATAAAACGGATCACAACGAACAACAGGATTGATGATCGTTATGTCCTGGTTGGTGATGGATGTCGCTGTGGTGCATTTGAAGAATCCGGAAGGGTTCCATACAGACAGCGGATTGATAATCTGAACGCGCTCCCACACACGGTTTTCCGCGTATAGAGGCACACCAGATCCGGTCATACGGAAATCTATACCAACACCACCGTTGCCGAATACGCAGTTGCTGAAAATGGAATCGCGAAGATATCCTTGAACACGGATACCAGGGCGCGTAAGATCCGTTTCAGTAATAGGCCCTTCGTACGGATCGCCCATGCGAATACGATACGGACCGTAGCCCCATTTCAGAATAGAACTTACCGCTGGATGGTATCGACCAATAAACACGTTATCCATAAGAAACTGCGTGTTTCCTGGATTATCATTCATCGGGTTATCTATGTTGTCATTGGTCCAGTACGATTCCCAAGGAGTTTTCAACTCTCCCGCTAGAGAACGCCACGGTGCTGCTTCGGTTACAGGATTACCATCAGAGTCTTCTGTGCGAGCCTTCGGACCGTAACCACCGAGAATGATGTAGCCGTCCTGTCCTGTTACGTCGTCACCAACTGTTGAATCCAGCAACAGATCAGTCATAGTAATGTTGCGCAGCCCTGCAACGAACTGCCCGGCGTGTGTGCTATCAAACGAGTTATAGTTGCTCATGAACAGACCGTATGATGTCATACGATCTGCTTGATAGTTGTCAATCTGAACTTGACGGAAAGCGCCTATCGCCATACCAAAGGACTCGGAGGCAAAAATGTCTTTCAAAAATACACCGGTAGGAACCGGAACCGTGTTGCCGTCCGCGTCAACGTCTGGCGTCGCGTCCAAGGTCAAGAACGCCATGAACTGATCGCGCGTGCTGACACCTGTAATATTCTGTGCAAACACCCACTTTGGATTGTTGACCCGAATACCCGTTGCCAGTGTATAATTCATGTAGATGTTCTGCAGCAGCAACCGACCTTCGGCTGTCATTTCCACCAAGCCGCCGCGGTAGGCGCTCAGTAGAATTTCTAGGTTCATCATTTCCAAGTCGGACGCGACGATACGAAAACATCCGGATCTGAACAGCGGCTGGGTAGGATCATCCGGGTTTGGGTCAGCACCTGTTTCCGGGTTCATAGTGCCGATATAGGTGAAACCGTTCAGTTGCGCGTTGGAAACAGAATACTGCGCTTCAGTTATAAGATCACGTGACTGGAACAACTCACGGCGCGTTGAAGATACCTTGTCGTTGTGTTGAAAGATAGTAGCACCTTCACCATAGCCGATATAGCGGGCGCCGCTGATGATCGGAATCCACGACTCGTTCGTTACCATGCTGGTGCCACGAGGCATGATGATAGTGGCTCCGATACCGGTTGACAGCGTAAACGCTTCCGCATCCGCTACGCAAGCTTGATACGCCGCCATGTCCGTTTCAACATTGCCGCGCCAGCCGTAGTCCTTGACATTGAATGTATCTGTAAGGGCCTTGCGAATCAGCGCAAAGGTAGATTGCTTGACAGTCCCTTCTTGCGAAAACGGAACGTTTTCATCGCCTGTTATGTCAGCCGCGTCAACCGCCGGAAATTCAGCAATAGGAAACGAGTTGGCTACAGTTACCTTGCGGGCCTTGCCTCCCTGCGACACGATCATAAGATCGCTATCCGGCGTCAGCGGTGTAGAAGCAGCCCCTAGGTTTTGTATTTGTACTACTGGATTATCAGCCATATTAAACTCCCGCTACCGGGTTCCATGTGCCGCCACCTTGCGAGACATACAACGTGGAGCCGACACCGCCGCCCGTGCGAAGATAAACAGACCCTTTAGGCTGCGTAGACGCAGGCGCACCAGAGCCGAAGGTAATAGTGGGAGAACCTGAAGGCCCTATCGTAACCGTGCCGCCGTCAAAACACACAACAGGCGTTGTTCCAGTAATACCCGTGGCGGACATAACAGGAACAGTCGAGTTGGCTATCTTCAGCGTACCGCTTGTAGAACTGGTCGCTGTATCGCAGTTTGAGTTACCGATCAGGATATTGTTGCTGCCGGTAGCGAGCGTCGTCAAACCAACAGCAGGACCGATCAGAACGTTGTTGGCGCCGGTTGTAATTTTTACACCGCTATAGGCACCCAAGATAACGTTGTTGTCGGATTGTAGAAGTGTTCCTGTTCCAGAGCCTATGGCAACGTTATAGTTAGCTGTAGTAGCCGTTATACCGGAATTTAGCCCAACAAAAACGTTCTCTTTACCTATAACGGTCTTACCGGCCTGATTACCAGCCGCTACGTTGCCTGTTTCTGTTGTTATTTCATTAAGTGTGTTGCGGCCTACAGCGACGTTACCACCGCCTGTAGTCAGTTTCAAAAGAGACTGATAACCGACACCTACAGCATTAGCCGATGATGTAACCGCTTTGCCCGCTTCGTGTCCTACGTAAACGCTGGCTGTGCCTGTCGTAATAGCGGTCGCGGAACGTGTACCAATAGCTACGACGTTAGCGGCTGTTGTGCGCGTAGCGGAAGTCATGGACGCGTAGCCGATGGCGATCAGGTCGCTGCCTACCGAAGTAGACGGAACAGTTTCATCGCCCTTCAGCGCCTCGTAACCGACTGCCACACTGGACACGGTAACAGCACCGTTGCGCAGAGCGTTCGTGCCTATCGCGATATTGGCGATCATGCCTACGCTGTTGCGCATGGCGTCTACACCCACCGCGGTATTGTTGCTGCCGGTGGTTTCAAACCCCATCGTATTGACGCCGACAGCCGTGTTGAACGCGCCGCTGGTCATACGATTACCGGAGTGCCAGCCGATCAAGGTGTTTTCAGCACCTGTCAAACCGACGCCATCAGAGCCGCCCGCGCGCCAACCAACAATGGTTGATTCAATAGCGGAAGACTTCAACGTTAGCCCTGCATCCCGGCCGAGAACCGTCTGATAACCGTTGGACGCCGCTGCTGGGGCAGACGCAAACGGCGCACCGTCGATCAAATAGCCCGTAGCATCCACGTTACCGCCGAACGTCGTTGTGGCCCCTGACGCGGCAAACGAGATGTCTGTTGCGTCGGTCCAGGTCACATCCGCTTTTACCTGCTGCTGTCCGCCGGAACCGCCGATCAGCGTCAGCGTCGTATCAGGCCCGACAACATCTGTAAACGATGGACTTACCACAGAAAACTTTGTTACGGCACCGTTACCATCAATTGTTGCCGCTTGGTATATACCATAATATTTCGTATCGTAAAAACGGTCTCCGACACGGTTGCCGGTGTTCAGACCGGACGATCCGCTTACCGTAGCGGCTGTTGTTGTGCGGCCATTGGCGTCAATAGCAAAGGTGGGCGACGTATACGATATTTTTGCGCCCCCTATAAGCACCGCGCCGTCCTTGTTTACGCGGAAACCAGGAGAGATGAACGCTCCTTCTGTAGATACCCACTGAGCGATGTTGATGCCGTAAGGAGACTGCTGCAGGGAGAACTTCGGCCCTGATGCAGAACCGTTTTGCATCGTCGTGATACCGAACAGCGCGCCTGTTGTCGGGTTGATGATATAACCCGCGCTGCCCCCAGTCTGACCCACCGAATAGCCGTTGCGCCAACCTACCGTTGACCCGAGAGTGGTAAGGCCAAAACCGAAATCGTCCCCTACCCCGGATACACGATCCAGTCCAAGCAAGCCCACATAGAAACCGCGCTTATGGTACGCCGACGCTCCCGCCAGAATACCAACGTCTACCTCACCCCCGGCTACACCGAACCAGTTTGTAGCGCCGTTGAAACTGCCTTGAGGACCATACAAGACAGCTTGCGGATAGATACCGTAAACTGTTCCGCGAGTAGTCGTAGGATTGCTGACATCCGTACCACCAACATTAACAAGACCATTACCGAAAAACGCTGCTGCTGACCACTGGTTCAGCCGCGGGTCTACATTTATGTTTGTTCCCTGAACATTTGTGGTAATCTGAAGCGTGTTTCGTCCGCCGCCGTTACCGTTGTTCAGATTATGACTGATCTGAACAACAGCACCTGAATTCGCGGGAGCGTTCGTGAAATCCGCCGTGTCTCTACAAATGATGTAGTTCAGATAAGGAGAATCTATCAGCGGGTTCGGTCGGTCCGGATAGGTTCCTGTCAGATTAGAATTTATCAGCAGCGGAAAGCCAGAAGGCGGGCTGCTGTTGATATCCATGCCAGTAGCGGCGTTCACATTGATAGGTAGATAGACTTCCGTGTTGAACTGCGAAAGTCCTGTTACTTCCAGACTTGTTCCGGATGTAACGATTGTCTGTTTACCGGTGAATGTGTTGGTACCGAGAGTGGCGAACTTACCACCCGTGATAAACTCGTCTACAGTTAACTTTCGCGCTATGCCGCTTTGCGAAACAACGACAAGATCAGCGGCTGTGTTGAGCGGAGTTCCGGCTGTTCCGAGGCTAGGTATCTGAATGAGAACAGGTGTTGTGCTACCCGACATCGAAACTATATCCTTTTACGGCTGATAAAATCCTGCGTTCAGCCAAAACACCTGATTATCTAATACACCTGTGCCTGGAAAAACAGTCCAATCTGGTGCTATATTACCTGATATACCGGGCGCTATGCAAGTGAAAGTATAAATAGTTAAACCCGCTGCTTGCATACCTACCGGATTTATAGGTGTTACAGACGCTCCGACAGGATAATACGTGTTTGGTGCCCAAGGCACTGTCACACGGACCTTGTGTACTGGGGGTGCCACAGCCACGCCTTGCGTCGTCGCGGGATTTACACCTAGAATGCTGTTGCCTGTATAAACAGTTTCTTGCGTCTCGCCGGAAGCGATAACTTCAGGGGGCGTTGTAAATACTTCTGTCGGCGTGTCGTCTCCGCTGCCGATAAGGATATCGGTCTGCGTTACAAGAATCGTGTTGGGGTCAACAGCACCTTGCAGCGGCAGAACTGGATCAAGCACGGGACCTGGATAAAGCGGAACATCAGGCCGCGGATAGCGCAAGGCGATATTTTCTGTTTCGCGTGGCGCAAGACGATAAGGATCGTATTGATCCAAATCCTCTACGCACACAAGCAATCCCGGCGCGTTCGGGTCCGAATGCAATTCATGCAAAGGCATCTTTCGACTACACCGGCCGCATATTCCGATGCCGAGTGTAGGATTGCCTCTAGTGTCTAGGAACCGAGGCACTGTGCGCTACCTCGTATAGACAGAAAAGTTGGGAGACCACCGGATCGGTGCGCGCACACGTTCTTCCGCCCAGGCCAGCAATTCCGCCTCACGGCGGTTCTTGTCCGTCAAAGCTACACGGGCCTGCCAAGCAGCAAGTGCGTTTTGTTCAATAGGTGTCGGTATCTCATGCACCAGAATGGACGCAAGCCGCCAAATCAACGCTTCCAACCACCGCTGCGGGACTTCCACGTCGTTCGTCAGTTCACCGGGATCTTGGATGTAGCGGCGAGCAAGCGCTGTGACCGTACCACGGTAGAAGCCTTGCACGTTCAGTACAGGCCATACCTTCAACACGGGCTGCGCCAACTGACGATCCAGATATGACGAGTTCGGTTGGTTGGACCGAAACATCTTATCTGGCAGGTTGTAATAATCGTCTATGTTTAACGGTCCGATAGGAATATCGTTGCCGTTGGCTAGACAAAAATTCAAAGCGTTCAACGTGAACGTGCCGCTGGGCAACACAAGTTGAACGAACTGCGCGGATAACGTAGGGTTCAGATCAAAATATGTCCATTGCCCCGGTGTATACGTCGCGCTGTCAAGTGTCTGGAACGTTGTCCAGGTAGACCCATCCACAGAAATTTTGATTTGAAGCGCTGCTGTGATAGGCGAAGAACCACCCAGCAGCACTCCTACGGTATCCATCTCGGTTTCAGAACCGAAATCTACAATAACCCCGGCGTTTGGGCCTGCGATAACAACATCTGTATCATTCGGTTCGCCTGTAAACAGCGGTGACGCATCCGCACCGGCTGAAGTCGTAGCGTTGCCGCGATAAGGGTTGAAGATACGCCAGTAAGCCTGTCGTATGTCTACCGTGCCAACCGGCGCTGCTACATCGGGCGATCCGATAGGGGTGTTCAAAAGATAATACTTACGGGTCCATAACGGAAACCCAGCGTTCACCCATTCGCTTGTCAGGGTGAACACTAGATCCCGCGCTACTTCCAGTTGCTCAGATGAAACCTGTTCGGGCTGAACACCAGCGCGACGGAAAGCGTGATCTATAACCTTGCCGAGATTGAAGTTATAGCCGCTGACTGTCCCGCTGGTTGCCATTAATCTTCTCTAACTTCCATCACGACTTCCGGTTCCGGAAGTTCGTGCAACCCTAAATTCTGCTTGGCGTTTGGATCAACGACCTTGGCGATATTATACGATGCTTTACGCAAAGCTACAACAACAGAACTATAGCCGGTGGAATCGCCTACAAAAGATTCACGTTCCCAAAGTTCAGCCCATTCTGCCAGGGTGCGGGACTGTGCTTCCATTACCGCTTTATGCACGCGGCATTCTCCGCTTCATGTTGTTGCCGTAGGTGTCGGACATCGCGCTCTGCATCGGACCGATCATCGGCTGCTGCGGCGCGACGGGCACCGAACGGGCGCGCTTGACAGGACCGCCTTGGGCGTACTTGCGAACCTTACCACCACAGGCCAACTCAATCTTGGAATGCTTGCCGCCGTGTTCCTGCGTTTCGTGTTGACTGACAGCGCTCTTAATCATACGCTTGTCGGTCTTCTCGTCAGCCTTCATAGCCGCTGAAATCATCTTGCGATCCATAGCGGCGTCGTCATGACGCATAGAACCGCCTTCGGCGTAGTGAGGCATACCCTTACCCTGCGCCTTACCGGCGCGGTGGTGTGAAAAGGATTTTACACGTCCTACGGTCATGACTACTTCTTCCCGATATCTGGATATTTTGCGTGAACCTTGGCACGAACAGCGGCCTTCTCAGCGGCTGTGCCGTGTTGCGCTACACGGGCCAAGGCATTGCGCGCGTGGTTGGCATCCGGAATCGGGTAGGACCCCGACCCTTTACCATTCTTGCCTTCGCCCTTACCCGGCAACGCGAAATCAGACTTCGGCAGTGAATTGCGTTCAGCCGCTGTGAGCGGACCACCGCGGGCGAAAGCCGGAACACCACCGCGCTTGACAGCAGGACGTGGAGCGGCTGCCAGGGACGTAGCGGCGCCCACCGGGCCGACAGGCCCCGTTGCAATGCGTCGTGCAGCATTGCCTAGACCTGACATACCAGCACGGCTGCGGGCGATCCGTCCGCTACGGCCGAGACTGGTTTCAGACGGTTCTTCGCCAACCCCGCTGCTGTCGGCGTCCATGCTCATGTTGTCCGGACCCGGCAACGGAATAGACATCTTGGTGCCTTTCTTCGTGCCGATAACCGGACCACCCTTCGCGTAGCGAGGACCGAAGTCAAAATCCTGACCGTTGCGGAAATATCTAACTACCATGGGTTAGTATCCCTGCTGGATGAAGGTAACATTTACGCTACCATAAGACCCTGAACTATCAACGACAAGACGCGCCGCTGTCACAGGGCCTACGCTATCGTTGATGACGCCGTTGGCTGTTCCGGTAAAACTGAAAGCCGAAGGCGCTACTCCGCGAGGATATGGCACAGCAGCGGGGCGCCACGTTCCGTAAACATCGTCAAACGTAACTTCAATCTGTGGCAGAGGGCCTAAAGTAGCGCTTACCAAATAGAACGCCACTTGGAAATCAGGCATGTAGGTATCGAAAGGAACCCACTGTGTAGCGACGTTGTTGGATGTTCCAATGGACACATTACCGGAAACGATACCATCAACGTAGACGCTGCTGACAGTGGAGAAAAACTCTACGGAAGTGGTTGTGTTGTCGGAGCCTAGAACTTCTTCCGTCAGTGGATTTCCAAGAACGTCAGTACCTGTTATTGTAAATGTCCGGTCGCTTGTATCTACTACTAAACTTACAACGTTAATTTGTGTAGGCGACGCAAAAGAAGCCGTTCCGCCGGTTACGAAAGTGCCGTTTAGGGTAAAATATCCCGCCGAAGGACGCGTCTGGTTTGCTGCCACGCCAGCCGTATCCGCGGGCGTTGCTGTTACTGAAAGATAAATAGGATGTGTCACAGCGCTACTCCCATAGCGGGAAACTCCGGTTCATTGTAAGAACCGGAGTCTATACAGGTCAGTCTTAGGTCGGGTTAACAGCGATACCCGAAGTCGCTGCCACAACCGACGCACCATCAACATAAATCTGACCACGAGACGTAGCGTCCGTGCCAAACTCAGTGATGCCGACCAGTGTGCAATCCTTCATCAGCAGCAGCCCACCCATGGACGCGGCCAGGGTGCAAAGACCCGACATCGTAGTAGATGTAGACTGAACGTTGTTGATGAACACGCATCGGTCGAACAACTGATAACGGTCCGAACCAGCCGCTGCGGAGACGATGACACCGAGCGGCGAAGACGCGTTTGTCTCAAACGGGAACACGCAGTTGCGGAACTCGTTGCGCGCTGTTCCGGAAGCGAATTCCAGCGACGCGTTCGCGGCACTGCGGGTGATCGTGTCCAAACCCACACGGCAATGGTCGAAAACGTTTTCGCCTTCGCCCGTCACCTTCAGGTTACGCGCACCGGTCTGAGCCGCCGCTGTGGCATTGCCCATGCCCAGGAACTGACAGTTGCTGTAGTAGTTACGCCCGCCAGCTTCCAGCCAGCAAATCTGCGCCGTCGCACTCGCGTAGCCGTAGAAAGTGCTGATGTTGGCGAAGATACAGCCCTGACCCGTCACGTTCACAAGCGGGGTGAACACGGTAGACCCGCCGCCTGTGATGCGCGCCCGGTCATTAGACGACGGAGCGGTCAGGCCGATCAGGTGGGTCTTGTTCAGGTTCCAGGCCAGCGTAGATGTGATGCTGATGGTGCCTGTCACAAAAACAACGTCGTTGTTGTCGCCATCGCCGCACAAAGTCAGGGCCTGCGTCAGTGTAGCAACAGGATTCTGCGGAGTGCCTGGATTGCCGTCGTTGCCGTTTGTCGCGTCAACGAAGATGTAACGGCCCGTGAACGGCAGCATACCGCCGACGCCGAACGTCGGGATACCGTAAGAACTGATGCCGTTCGGAAAATTGGTTGTAGAGATGTCAAGCATTGTTAACTCCTAGTGGGTATAGCCGTTCTTTCGGGACCGTATCTCCACGAATGTTAACGGAATTGTGGGTTGGATTATCACATACAAGAGAAGATACGGTCAAGTTTTTAAATGATGTTTTTTCGGATCGTTTCTTTTCTGACAATCTTTTTTGGTAGTCTGCGTTGTAGTGCGGACGGCACATCAACTTAGCGACAGATATCTCGTTACAGCCATCCACGCAGCAGGAAGGACGTAACCGCACGGGTACGGTTGTAGAACCTGTTATTCTTTTCTGTGCATAGTGTGAACTGCACAAATTTTTTGCTTTAACTGGATTATAACATCCGTTCACAGAACAATTTTTATTTTTTGTGTTTGGTTTTCTGTACGCCGCCGGGGTGCCTTTTACATAGTAATTTTTTTCAGGAACAAACCAACCAGTGTGGTTAGGTTTGGTAACATATTCTAAAAGTTTTCTTATAATATCAGGATTATCGTCTAATTGACCCAAAGCAAAATTGTGTTTTCTGCACAACAATCCTCTTATCTCGCCTGTTGAATGATCGTGGTCAACAGACAGTGATTGGTTTACTTCAGTAGCCTTACCATATACGTCAGTGTTTTTATCACACACAGCGCATTTTCCGCCTTGTTCCGCTAACAACGTGTCATACTGTTGTTGTGACATACCGTAAAAACGATTTAGTACGGATTTTTCACGAGAAGGCTTAAATTCTACATAGTGCGCAGCAAAATTCTTAGAACGACTTAAAACCCATTCAAAATTGTCAGGACCGTATAATTCGTTTTTTCTTGGTCTATACGCTTTATGATATTCAGTAGGTCTCTCGCCTACATGCCGTATAAAAGATCGAAAATCGTTCCACTCGTCGCACAATACGTTATTGCGTTTCAGATATTCCCAATTCTTAAAATAAGGATGTTGTCGTAATTCGCTAGGACCTTGCTGTCTTATCTTGTCTGAATGTCCGTGGTCCGCAACACGTCTATAGTGACGATCACACATACCTTTCTTTTCGGCAAACCGGTCGCAATTAGCAACAGTGCAACGTGGAGGCAGTTCTGTTTCAGATCGCCCTGTAGTTACAATCCAATCAGCATAGCAATAACGACACTTACCGTCATCGTATATAGGTTTTGCTAATCCACACATAATACACGGTTTAGAGGGCATTTTACGTTCCTGTGTAAAACAAGAACCCGATACTACACGGGGATGAACTAGTTAGTCAACCTTGAAATGTCCCTCTTAAAAATTTCCTTCCGGCATTTTAGCCGGAAGGAAAAATTCAATCAAATCAACGTATTAAAGCCCACTCGTTCCGTAAACGGTACGAGGGTCCACCCAGAACGGGACGTATCGCTCGGTCGATTTGAATCGCATGGAGTCCGTCTCAAAATCCCCTTCCATGCTCTTTTCCAGGCCACGACGCATAACAATCTGCAACCCTGCGTCGTCCGGAACATTCGTGCTAACCCACCAAGCAGTATTGCTGGTCAGACGCGACATGTTGTGCTGGCCTTCCGGCAGCAGCCCAGAACTAATAACAGGGTTGATGTCGTTATTCGCAGTGCTGGTACGCAGCGGAGTCTTCAGAAGAACTTCCGCCTGGAACACGTTTGCGGGAGAGCAAACGATAGACCGCGGCTGAAGATTGATCTTCTTACCACGCGCGTCAACAGCCTGACGAACCTGAATCAGAATCTGTTCAAGCGAAGTCTGGCTAAGAGCCGCTGGGGTCGCCAACTGGTTGGAGAACGTACCGTTCACCAGCGGATGGGACGTGCTGCAAAGCGACACGCCGTCGCCGCCAGGATACGAACCGTTGAACGCGAAGTTCAGCACGTTCGCCGCCAGCGTTTCCTTGGTTTCAATCAGCGACTGCGCAAGATGGCGAGCGTAGGTACGCCCGATATCAATGTGATCGCCGTCTTCCACCAGAACCTTGGTGATAGCAAACCCAAGGCCCCAAACACGGTAGAAGGCACGTGCCACATAAAGCTGACCACCAGCGTCATACGACACCGGATCACCGTCAGGCATTTCAGGCGCCATCGTAAAGCCGTACAGGTAGGGACGTTCATGATAAGAGCGAGGAATACCACGCACTTCCTTGAAAACACCCTTCCACTCGTCCTTTCGCTGATCGTAGATACCGTCGAATTCTTCGTTCAAAATCGGTTCGACAATGGAACGAAAATCGGTACTCCGCATCGGAATAGCCATTTATTAATCTCCTAAAGTAATTACTAGATCAAAATTCATATTAGTAAATAGAATTCTGACCAGCCGGGCCAACCTGCGGGTACGCAACGCTGACGATAAGATCGGTATACGCATCACCAGGAGTGCTTGTCGGGCCTTCAAAGAACTCCGACAGGAAGAACTGACCCTGATATGTCGTTGTGACGCCAGCAGCGTCTACCGACGCCTGACTCAGCCCTGTGGTAGTGTTACCCGCCACAGAAGCAACATTGAACTGACTGCCCATCAGCGCCTGAGCAACAGCGCCGTTAGCCTGAACCTTCAGTCGCAGCGCAGGGTCCCAAGCAGGCCATACATAGACAAACATCGGAACGATGTTCGGGTCTACATAGGTCTGACCGGTCGGCCACATAGGCGAATCAGTAGGCTGTGCGCCAACAGGCCCGTAAGACACACCGGCAAAAATGCCGAAAATCTTATCGGTAGAGGCGGTTACGGGAGACAGATATCCAGCTACCAGCTTTACCGGCTGATACTTGAAGATGTTCCCACTCTGACCACTTGCGATACCCCCGGACATACGAATTGTCCGCGGAGTACCAGCAGTGTGGCTAATCGGAATAAAGCCGTAAGGTGCGGCAGTAGTAGCCATTTTGTGTTAACTCCATAGTTGAATTACCATGGAGCCAAAACGACGTTTCCCCTGTGCTTATCATTCAGTAAACACCGGCATCGGTTTGGCTCCCTTGCCCAAACCAGCCGTGCCATTACCTTCCATAAGATTGATGTTGCGTTCGCCCAACTCGTACTTCATTTGTTCAACATTGGCCCGGATTCCGGCTTCGGATTCCAACGGCTGTCTGTGGTGAACTTCCTGCATATATCTGTTGTACAAACGCATAGGAATCTTAGCGGCCACCATTTCTTTAACTGACACGAAATCTGCGTAGTCACCTGTAGAATGCGTCGCGGGGCCGAAATCCTTATTAATTTCATCCTTGCGAATCAGTTCATAACCGAGACGCATCCGCTGTTGAATTGTGTCTGACGCATGTTGCGTTGAAAGCCAACACACATGGTAGCCGGGAATCTTAGGAAGATCCGGCAAAACCGACTGGGTAAGCGAATCGCGGAACATCTCGAAACGTTCATCGTCCAAGTCACCGCGACCGCTGTCACTTTCGTCTTCGCGATCAAATAGATTGCGAACTGATTCCAAGCGCTCATCCCTAGAGGCGGCACGAGAAGCAGCATGGCGCGCGGAACCGGAACGAACCGTTTCCTCCATCATACCGTCCTGCATATCACGTTCGTCCAACTTAAATCTCCGCTATCAATCAGTTACTACGACCATTTTCGCGATCATATTTCTGATATGCTCGCATGTATCGTGTATAAAGGTTTTTGTCAACAACATTCTTACCAGAATTATCCAAAACACCAGCATCTACAAGAAATTGCTTGCGTTGCGGGCTTAGATATACTTTGTTATTCGCATTGCCCGTAGGTCTTTCAGAACTACCTGACACTTTCGGCCCCCGTCGTGTATCTGCTGCTTGCTGTGGTGCCGCGGCGGGTGCAGCGGCTGGTGATGCACCTTGGCGACGGCTGAAATGCTGCGGTAGATACTTCCGTCCGCGCGATTCCAACTCGTCCCAATAGTCCTGTTCACGCGGATCAAAACCTTCCGCCGCGACCTGGGCGTCAAGTTGCAGGATCAACTGCGTATCGAAATCCGCCGGACGGCCCTGGCCGTCAAACTTCATCCAACTGTGATTGGCGCGAAAATCTTCAAGAAATTCAACGGCTTCCTGCGGAAGTGGCGTAGGCGCACGCGGCTGTTCGGTGCGCTGTGGCGCGGCAGGGCGCTGATCCGCCGCGGGTGCAGCCGGTGTCTGGACACTTGTAGCCAGCCGCTGCTTCTGAAGGGCCAGTTCCTGACCACGTTGCTTGGCCGCTTCCCACTCGTCCAGTGCCGCTGTATGGGCGTCTGCATCACCGGTCTGGATAGCTTCTGCCATACGACGTTTCGCAGCAGCGACACGCTTGGCTTCGGCTTCCATTTCCTTATCGGTAAACGAAATCTGGTCCTGGATACGCTCCTGGTCCAACTTCGTCAGACGCGGTGCAATACCTTCCAGTTGTTCCTTCAGCCGCTGGACTTCGTCCTTTAACTGAGCGTTCTCGGCAAAAGTGCGTTCACGGCCTTCCTTACGCCGACGACGTTCCGCTGCGCGATCACGACGCTTGCGTTCGTGTTCATCGTCGCTCTGATCGTCAGACGCTGTATTGTCAACCGTAGCAGCGGGTGTCGTTTCCGCTGCCGGTTGCTGTGGCTTTGCAGGTTCTACTGGATTGAGTTGATCGTCTGTTTCGACAATATCAAAATCTTCGTATTCTTCATCGGGAAGAAGGGAGTCCACCATAGACCCCTGAACGGACGTAAACGGCTTTTCGTCGTCATCGTCCTTATCGTCTAAAATTGTACCTGACATTAAGGGTTAATCCTCAATTCCGTTTATAAGTGTTATAGAAAAGACTTGATCTTCAGCGGGTCCGTGATCTTTGCGCGAATGTCCTTGTCCATGAACAGGGCAAACGTGATTTCAGTCGTAATTTCCTTTGCGGGAACCTTGATACCACTCAGTAACTGCCGTTCCGGTTCCCTATACGTGTAAGGAATCGTCCAGCGATCACCGCCGTAACGCGGCACGCGCACGAAATCACCGACCTTGTACCATTCATTGCCGAACCATTTATCGCCATTGGCGCGATTGCGAAAAGCCGCGCGACCGATAGCTACGACCTTGGCGACCTGTGTGTTGTCGCTTTCAATCTTGACGGATTCTTCTGACAGAATGATACCGCCGCTGGTAACGCGCTTGGGGCAGCGGATCTGCACAATAACGAACTCACCGTTCGGTTCGTGCATAACGTCCACGTCGGGAAACGCTTCCTCAACGCTGTTGTAGGCAAACTCTACCTTGTTCACCGGATAATCGTCGTAAGGCATCAATCCTCGTCATCATCAATGTCGTTGCGTGTTGCTTCTTTCAGCAGTTCTTTGACCCTCATGAGGGCCATGTGCTGCCCGCGCAACGAAGCATGCGCGAAAGAGTCGCCCGGTTCCACCTTCAGGATGGCTTGCACGCGCGACTCTATCTCTCTATCCAGCAGTTTTTCAAACTGGCGAAAAATCACTTTCCGGCGGTGCCCTTCTTGGAAATCGGCTTGCCCTGCGGCTCTGCCAGATTCAACTTACCAGTCTTGTGAAGCCAGCGCATCGGCAACGGTCCCTTGATGTTGGAATCGACCTTGCCGCTGCTGTTGGGACGGCTCATATTGCCGTTGTCGCTGTTTGCGTTCATGCGTGATGTTTCCTTATGCGTTATAGTCCAAAGGACTTCCCAGAAGTTCGCGTGTCCAGCCGCTCATAGAGCGAACCCCGGCTTTACGCAAGAAATCGGCGTATTCTATCCATGGTTGACGGTGCATTGCAACTAATTCTGGAATACCGCGCGCTAAACCTGTTTCACGATGGAAATGTGGCGAATCATCTATCGGCATTCCGCACAAAATAACACCCGGAGCGCCGAAGTGCAGCGCGATCTGCACCGCGTACAAGCCGCTGGTGCCGTTTCGCCATTCGTCCTTGACCGGCAATACGTCTGTCACATAATCAGTGCCGCGCGAACAGAACAACCGGCCATTGTAGCCAAGCATCAATTCACGAGTGATTTCGTGATGCAGCGTACAGCCTATATCAACGGGGATATCCAGGTCCAGCATCGCGCGGTTGACAGCGATTGTCGGACCGGTATAGGGTTTGAACCGCAGATCGTCGTATACACACGACGCACTTCCAACAACCAGCCACGGCAATTTATACGGGTTAGGCGGTTGATCTGGACCGGGGTTCGGTCGCAGCCGCGGTGCGGCTTCCTGCATCAGATAAAGCATTTCCTCGCGGGAAAGAGTGTCTTTCTCTCCCGCGAGTAGTGATTCAAGAAGGGGGCGGGAGTGCTTAGGTTCGTCCATTGGCTTTCGAGTGTTCCAGTTGGACCATGGCCAACTCCCACATGGCCGCGTTGGGAAACATATCCAGATCCTGCTTCAGTCGTTCCGGAAAATTACGAATAGCCTGGGTCATCTGCGTGTTGACCCAGAACTTTTCGTCCGCAGAAAGTGCCGCGTAACGCTTCACCATATCTTCATGCGCGGGGATCATTCGCTTGTATTCCTGTTGGCAGCAGCACGCGCGGCCATTCGCGCGGCTTCTGCCTTAGACTCGGCGTTGCGGTCGGCAATGTCAAGCCGAGTATTCGCGTCCAGGTGCGCGATGTCCATCCGCACGCCAAGATCAGCCGCCAGACCCGTGTTCTCGGATGCCATACGTTCGCGTTCCAGTGCATTCGCTTCCTGATCGCTTTGGGCGTCGGCTTGGGCCTGCAGGAACTGCCCTTGACGATCAATCTGGTTGCGCTCCGCGGCAATAGCATTGGTCTGCTGATCGTTCTGCGCGTCAAGTTGCAACTTCTGCTGGTTGTGCTGCGCGGTCTGCTGATCCGCCGCTGTCTTGCGCTGGGTTTCCATCGTGGCTGCCTGGACCGCTGCTTGTGCCGGGTCCATCGGAGGCTTCGGCATGATCTGCTGTAGCATTTGCTGGGCCTGCTGGATAATCGGCATGATGCCTTGCAGTTGCTGTTCCAGTTCAGGGATAACCAGACTGGACGCATTCGCCAATAGACCATCAAACTTCCGCTTGATTTCCACGCTCTTGCCCATCAGTTCGGTCGGATCGCGACCGTCAGCGGCTTGCTTGATCGTGTCTACCGTCTGTGCCACATACAGATAGGCGATATGCTCGGCCACATGCTGGATCGCTTGTGGCAGGAACTTCGGCGCGATAACCGGACTCATACCGAACATCGGGCTTTTCATGAAATCCAGATGCACCTGTAGATGCGCCATGTGATCCTGATCGGGGAACACCATGACCGGCTGGCCAAGCGACATACTGAGATTTTCGTTCACAGGATTCAGTTCCTGCGGCTCTGGCTGTTCTACCAGGAAACCTTCCGGATTCGGAAGTTTCATCAGACGCAGACAGAACAGTTCGACTTCGCGGATCTTGTAGATATTGACCTGTGTGGTCAGAAGCGTCTGTATGCGCTGTTGCAGATACTGCATCTGCGCGAACCGCTGCTGGTCGGAATAGATGGTCGGGTCCGACACACCCTGCACAACGCACGGACCTTCGTAATCCTTGCGCCGAACGATCAGTTCCTTGCCTTCGGCGTCGATCTTCACCACGGGCGGCAGATGCAGACGGTTCAGCCGGTGCAGGCCACTCAGGAACCGATTGAAGGCGGCATGCGCACGTCCGTGGATCGCGCTGAACACAACAAGCCCTTCTTCCATGCGGGCCATCTGTGTGCCCACCGGAACAGGCGTGTTGTTCTGCACATCGTCCATGGACGACCGAACCACACCACGAGCCGATTCCACCAGGAACTGCAGCAACTGGAACAGCACGCCGGAGGGCTGCGTTGGCGAGAACGGCATGATAACGTCGCGGATGTCCTTGGTCTCAAGACCAACTTCGATTTCCGCGAATTCACCGATCTGTGGTCGTACCGTCTGACCGCTGACGCCAGCACCCTTCATAATCAGACCGCCATAGGCGTTCTGCGCATGGGCGCTGTCCATAAGCGCACGCAACGCACCTGTAGCTGCTGCTGACAGGCCGCCGATCAACTGCGGAAAGCCGATGGCAAACGCACCATCCCACGGAATGAACGGGAATTCAAAATCGTGGTTGATAGGCTCGCACTTGTCGTCGTCTTCTTCCCAGTTTCGGTACATCGACAGCATCTTGCGCGTCGTCGTGTCGATGGAAATGATATACGGGTAAAACCCGTCTTCCTTTTCCACGCATGCGCAGTCACTGATCGAGTCCAGAATCTCTGGAGACATCTGTATATACGTGCAAATCTCGTAGATCAGCCGCGTATTGTCAATGTTCTCGCCGGGATCATCAACACCTTCAACCTTGTTGGAGGCTTGCGTTGACTTGGATTCCTCTGGCATATCACCGGGACCACCAATGTTGGTGTCGCGGTACATACCTTCGTTCACCCGCTTGGTGAACTCCATTTCCGTCACGGTATCGGCAAACGTCTTGCGTTCCGCCGAATAGAAATCAGCCGCTCCGTACGGTATATACATCTTGTCCACGGAGCGGAACTCGCATCGCGGACGCCGCAGCCGTTCGTCATACCATAGACGCACAAACTGACTACCACCCAGGGGAACCTGTGTCAGTGTCACTTCCATGACCGACCGCGCTTCCTTCATCAGCGTGGTAAGTTGGAAATTCATGTGTTCGGAGATACGGTTGGCTTGTTCGACCTTCTGCGTTGTAACAGCGCCGACGATCTTGGGCTTCACGGGGCCTGCCGGTGGCCACAATTCCTTGATGACGCGGCTTTCGTAATCGATACAGGCTTCCGTCAGCATCGGGTGAACGACGCGGCTGGCTCCCTCAAACTCGGCACCACCAGGAGCATCATTACCTAGACCTGTGCGGCGAATACCTTCCGCATATTGTTCATCGCGCTTCTTGCGTGCTTCCTTATCATTCTCTACTTTGTTGATAAGGTCGGTTACGATAGCACTTTGAACGGATTCTGGAATATATTCGGCAAGATTTGCATAGAAGGTATTCTCAATAGTAATATCTACCTCAAGAACACCTTCTCCGTCCAGCGGCGGGGCGAGAATACCGCCATCAGGGGCGTCTTCCAGCACGATATCGTCCGAATCCGGCTCTACATCGATAAATTCGCCGTTATCAGGGTCGGTCAGCGGTGTTGCGGCGTCCAGATACCGATCTTCGTCGTCTTCAACCCGGCGATCCGGCGGCAACTGGTTGCGATTCGGGGATAGAGCCATTCCTGAAATAGTCTTTCAAAGCGGTCGGAACCGCATAATACTCATAAATACGGGTTTTGTATAGGTTTAAGATTGGTCTTTTTATAAACACGATCCGCTTCGCGCCGATCTTTCTCTATTTTGTCTTCCCGGTCAACATATGTGTTTTCAGGCATGCTTTCCAGCATACCACGGTCACGTAGCACGGCGAAGGCGCTGGACAGAGTGTCCACATAGTCGTCGTGTTCGGTAGATCCGGGTCCGTAGTAGCCGCAGACCTGTTCCAGAAAGTCGGTTGCCCATTCAATGGGCTGCGCTTCCATGCCGGGGCGGTAGGATTCCGGCACAAACAGCATGGATTGATTGATAAGTGGCGATACAGTATGTAGCCGGTTGACCTTGCTTTGGCGTCCTGGGTTGTAGGCAAAGGTTGGCACGCCATACTGGACGAGAAACTGCCGCAGCGCGGGACCGGACGACTTGTCCTCGATCAACACAAGATCAGAACGCTTGGGTGGTTCACCCCATCGTATAGCATGCTGCTTGCGAGCCTTTTCCAGAAGTTCCGGCAGACCCATCCGTTGCGCCCAGGCATCGCACAACAGCGCGGCGAACCGCGACTTGATACCGCGGCGCTTGCGTTCCTGTTCCGAAAATTCCTTGTAGGTATCGAACACACCCAAAACAATAGACGCCGTGGGGTCAGATGTCTGTTTCTTCATATCATAGTTTTCCTCCGACGCTGCGCAATCGTAGGCTTCTATGATGTAGGTAAAGGTAGGGAAGGGTTTGCCGCGGGGCCACAGTTGTATCCAGCGGCGCTTGATGATCGATAGGTCCGATTCGTCATCAATATACAGACCTTCGATTTCCTGCTTGCCGATCAGCGTACCTGCCAGCCGCTCTAACTGATTACGGTAGATTTGGTTCAGGTTATCGACGTTTTCGTAGCTGGACCCGCGAACGATGCGGACGCCCTTTTGCTTTTCAAAGCGTTTCAGGAACGGGATGGACAGCGGCGTGGTGCCCATCACCGCTCGGCCGAGTGATCCATCTGGATAAGGCAATCGCAGGCCAAACAGCGCATTGTTCATCGCCAGTTCCAGATTGCCCGCCGGGCGATCCCATTGCGCTATCTCGTCAGCCGCTAGGGCATGGCACTGCGGACCACGCAAGCGGCTGGCTTCTTCAACGGCACCGAAACCGCGGATCAGTGATCCGTTCTTCAGTTTAATCTCATGCGTGGATTTGTTATACGCTTTATCCAGCGAACCGTCTTTCAGACATTCCGCTGGAATAACCGAACACAGACCGGCGGCGCCTTCAAACGATGTTCCGCGAACGTCGGACAGTGTTGGTGCTACATAGTGGCCGATCATGTTGGGGAAACGCCACATTTCCCACCAAAGCCATTGCGTTAGCGAAACGGTTTTGCCAAACCTCTACCTGCGCGAAACACCAGGATCGACCAGTCATTATCGTCCATCGGCGGTATCTGCTTTCCCTGACTTTCATCGGGAAGCAGAACACCGTCATTAGTGCGGTGACGCGCACTGATAAGCCACTTTCGACGCGCCGCGAACGCGGCCAGATCGGCATCGTCCAGAAGTTTAAGGTCTTCGTCATTGTATGTTGTTGACATTACTACCTGTTCCAGTTACGCCCGATAGCGTCCGCCGCGCTCTGGTCGCGGCTTGCATGGTTGACGGCTTCGCCAAGATCCCGCACAACGGAACGGGGAATGCGGCCCGACTTCAGATCAGTGATGACTTCACGGGCGCGCTCGACAGGCTTGTTTTCAGCCGCTGTGTTTTCGCCAGCCGGTACGGTAAGCAGTTCAACGTCGATACCAAGCCAATTATAGAGACTCATAAAGGATTTCCTTGCTTCTTCGCAGGAGGGCATTGACACAGTTTCATCGCCACGTATTCGTCTTCAGGGACTACGTAGTAATATCGCCCGTCGCTGTTGGCGGGCGTGCGGCTAGTTGCAGGCGTATTGCCACACAGTCGCCAATACGAATCGGTCATGAAGGCACCCACCGCGTATCCCGCGGCGGGGCCTACAAACAGAAAGCTATAAAATACTACATCCCACATGGCTTTAAATCATCTTACTGTAAGTGCGTTCAGTATAGCCATTATGAACAAAAAAGCAACAGTAAGAAGTGCGGAATCCATGAGAAGCAGATGAAGCCGTGCCCGTCGCGTCCAGAATACGAAGCGGCGGCGTTGGTTTTTAGTCACGGTCGTCGGCCACATTCGTAATGACGCGCATCACGGCGTCATGCACAGCGTCCTCATACTCGTCTTCAGACAGGTTGGCGACAGCCGCTGGTCGGGTATCCGCGATGTAGGACGCGATAAGATACGCATCATCAGCGAGTTGGGATACCTCGGTGTACAGAATATCCATCACGTCGCGGATGGTGATAGGGGCGTCGTCGTTGGTTTCAGCGGGGGCAAAGCCGGTATCAATGTTTGTCATTGTAAATATCCTTAACGTCTTCAAAACTAATTTTATACATTTTTACTAAACCATCGATAAAATCTAGTAAAGAAAGTCCGTTTTCATGATTAGCAATAGGTCTAAATATAGCATCTACTATATTCCAGTTAATTTTCTGCGTGTTAAAAGGATTAGTTAAACTATCATTTTCTGTCACAGTATATTCCTTTTCAGGAGGGGTTTTGGGGCGCTGTCGGTAGGTTGTCTTGCCGTTGCAAGTCATATCGTCGCAGCGAGTTGGATCGTCCAGACAGGTTGTACAGGGACGACGATCATAGATCGTGTCCCATTCGTCGGGGTGGTAGGGGAGGAAAGTCACGGTTCGCACGGCTTTATGTATTCAGCGTTTTCACGCAATAGGTCCGTTTGGTGAACATGCACAGGCGGTAAAAACGGCTCAAGCAACCACCACGTTCCTCCTTCTTTTTCTGTGTTGTTCCAGTACATCAAAGTGTACGGTTGCGTGCGCCATGCCTGCGCCAGCATCGGATTAACGTCGCTGTCGGAAGTTCCTTTTACATACCACCGATTATTCGTCTTCAACCAATGCAGCGATTTAGACCGGTGCTGTTCGGGGGGCATGAAACTGTTTTCTGCGACCGCGTGTTTCAGGTTCAACAGCATAGACACCAGAAATTTTGTTGTGGTGTCAACCGTAGACCAATCTACGATTTCAGGAGTTTTCCAGGAATGGATCACGAATACTCCGTTACCAGACCAATAGGTTGTTTGCGTGGCCGCAGCGCATTGAACGGAATCAACGGCTTGCCGCTGGGGGTTGTTGTCGGCTGCGGAACGGCGGTGAAAGGTGTGATAACGTCCGGCAGATGTTCCCAGGTTGCGGACAGCCGCTGTGGGGTTGGCGGGGAAGGGGGAGTTAGGGCTAGTTCCGCGAAGTCCTTTTGGAGTTTCGCGAGTTTAAGTTCGGTGGAGCGAAGAAGGGCGAGCGTTTCTTCGTATTTTTGTTCAGATACAAAGCGCGTCTTGGTGTTAAATTCAGGTATGACTAAACGTGGGAGTTCGTCTTCGTGCCGGACGAAGAGTATGTTTTCTACAAACTTATCGTGAGTTTGTGTAGTAAACTTAATATCGCCAACACTCATTGATTTATCTCCTTCACGATAGATGTCACGTCCGCGCTAAATACGAACTGCTTGACGATCAGTTGTTGAGTGGTTTGTGGAGAATACATGTGAGAAATTCCGCCTGCGTCGTTCTCGTAAACGATACTGGCAGATATGACCTGATCTTTTACAGCGGTGAAAGCGCTAATCAGGTCATCAACGTCCATAATGCTTTTGTCGTTGCCGTCGTCGTTGTCAGCGGCGGGGGTGGAAGACGGAGTAGGCCGCGCGAACGCCACTATGTTGGTGGGGGCAGCCGCTGCGGGGTCGTTGTCGTCGGGGATGTCGGGGGTGTCCATAGGCACTCCAAAGGGAAGGCGGGGAAGCGGTATCACGGCAGATGGGCGTGACGCAAGCAGTATCAGTCGGTTTTCCAAAATTTCCAAAATTTTGTATAGAAAACGGCGTCATTTTGTGTAGGAAAGGGGGTGGGTTATTGAAAACAAGAAACAATATGTGGAATTGCAAAAAATTATCTATGCCACTCATGTATATAGCGGAAATTTTTTCTTTTGGGATTTTTTGGGGGTGGGGGGTCGAGATTGCTGCTAGATTGCAGCAAACATGCCGCAAGATAGGTGCAAGCATGCTGTAGGTTTGCTGCAAGATAGCAGCATGCTTCTAGTTTGCAGCAATCATACTGCAAGATAGTTGCATGCTTCTTTATACAGAATGCTTGCCAGGTATCCAGCCCGACCGACTACGCGCAAGCTGGGCTGGCTGGCTGGCTGGCTGGCTGGCTGGCTGGCTGGCTGGCTGGCTGGCTGGCTGGCTGGCTGGCTGGCTGGCTGGCTGGCTGGCTGGCTGGCTGGCTGGCTGGCTGGCTGGCTGGCTGGCTGGC